AGATGGACAAGATGGACAAGATGGAGTAGATGGACAAGATGGAGATAAAGGAGATCCTGGATTACCAGGACAAGACGGGCAAGATGGTGCAGATGGTGTGGATGGTGCAGATGGTGTGAATGGACTAATGGGAAATTCTTCATTATGGAAAAGTATTCCTAATGGGAATACACCAACTTCCGGAACTTTTCAAATAGCACAGGTTGAACCACCAACATTTCCTTTAGCTTTCTATAATATAAATATTCATACCGTGGATTCAAATGGTGTTGATTTTTCAGATTGGATTGCTAATATTCAAGTTGGGGATTTTATACATATAGTCAATAGAAATGATAGTAGTTTATTTGGTATTTATAAATTAACAACAATGTTTACAACGTTAATAGCTGCTGATAAAAAGAAGGCAACTTTATCAAAAATAGCAGGACCTTTAACTATTGTTAATAGCACCGATAATGAGTATAATATAGCACATTCTAAGATAGGTCCAGAAGGTCCTCAAGGAGAACCTGGTATAGGAACTCAAGGAGACCCTGGTCCTGCTGGCGCTCAAGGAGAACCAGGTATTCCTGTTTCTAGTTCTATATGGAAATCCGATACTCAATCTCAACCGAATTTAGCTCCCTCAAACGGAAGATTTAAAATAATTACTACATTTAATCAATCAGGAGATGCGTTAGATTCTAAAGCTATGACGCTTTTATTATCTAAAAGAGATAATGGGGGTGTTCCGTGTGATACATGGTGGAATGCTCTAACTAGATTAAGTTCCATTACTATTAGAAGAGTAGGATTTCCATATCAGTTTGGTATTTATAGTGTAGGTATAATGACTGAAGCTACTTTACATTTTTCAATTCCAATAATACCACTGGCTTTTTCTGATACTAGTATCCCTGATAATTCAGAATATTCTGTTGGTTATAGTTTAACTGGTCCTATAGGTCTTAGAGGTCCTCAGGGAATTTTAGGACCGCAAGGAATCAAAGGTCCACAAGGACTTATAGGTATAGATGGTCCTCAAGGAATACCAGGAATTCAAGGTATTGAAGGCCCGGTCGGACCTAAAGGTGCACAAGGTCTTCAAGGATTAGGAGGAGTTAAAGGAACACAAGGTAGTATAGGTCTAGAGGGTCCTAAAGGAGCACAAGGAGTTAAGGGTACTCAGGGTATTCAAGGTCTTCAAGGTATTCAAGGTCTTCAAGGATTAAAAGGAGTTACGGGAAGTCCAGGTATAGATGGTGAACCAGGTTTAAAAGGTGATCCAGGGTCTGCTTCTTCTTCTTTTAGAGGTTCTCTTCCAATTGATACAGATATAACTGATATTACTTCTGGAAACACCAGTTATACTGGGGAAATGGTAATAAATTTACCGTCATCTCAGGATACTTTAACGGGATGGAATACTATTTCATATAGCAGAACAAATCATGCTACACCAGTTGGAGTATTTAGTCTTACTGGAGGAATTTTAACTATAAATCAAAATATGCGTTCGCTTATAACTTATACTACTTCATTTAGACAAAATAATAATGATTTATGTGTTATACATGTTAAATTACAAAAATCGATAAATAATGGAGTAACTTGGACAGATGTTGAACATAGTTCAGTATCAGCACAAAATAAAAGAGCTCAAGGAGTTAAACAAAGTTGTACAGGTATTGCTATAGTTGAAACTTCTTCTGGAACTAAATTTAGAACACAGGTAAATGCTCTTAAAGCTCAAGGAAGTGCTAATAATGATAAAATTTATATTACAAAAGATACATTCATAACAGTTATAGATGTTTTAGGTGGAGAAAAAGGAGATAAGGGTCTTACTGGAACACCCGGATTAGATGGAGATAAAGGAGCACAAGGAACACCGGGATTAGAAGGACCTAAAGGAACGCAAGGTATACAAGGTATTCAAGGTATTCAAGGTCTTCAAGGTCTTCAAGGTCTTGAAGGTCCAAAAGGAACACAAGGTTTACAAGGTATACAAGGTATTAAGGGAACTCAGGGATTACAAGGTATTCAAGGTCCTGTAGGAGCTGATGGTAATTTTGGAGGAGCTACATTTGATTATACATTTGATGGAGTTCAAGCAAGTCCAACTATTAGTGCTATGAATAATGGTTCTTGTAAATTAGGATATGGTAATCCATCTATAAATTCACAGAATAATATGACATCATTACAAATATCTAATAACGATGATAATGGTAATCCAATATCTAACTTTCTTCAGAGTATAGCAAATGTTGAAGTAAGTGTTGGTGGAATTAAAGGACACGTATTAATGCAAGAAAAAGGCGATGCTACAAAATTTTTAATGTTTTCTATTACAGGAGCACTAGATGTTGAAGCTAGTGCATCTTGGATGTTAGGAGTTCAAAATGTTAGTTCTAGTGGGTCTAATCCTTTTTCTTCTTCAGATGATATACTTTTAAGTTTTACTTTAGTTGGAACTAGAGGAGAGCAAGGAATACAGGGTATTCAGGGTATTCAAGGTGTAAAAGGAATTCAGGGTGACCAGGGAATTAAAGGAACACAAGGAGACCAAGGAATTCAAGGTATTCAAGGTCTTCAAGGTCTTCAAGGAATTGAAGGACCCAAAGGTCCACAAGGTATACAGGGTATACAAGGTATTCAAGGACCAGTGGGACCAGGCGGTTCACAAGGTCCTACTGGACCTGTTGCTAATTCAAGAAAATTTAAATATTCAGAAAGTACATTTAATTCTGATCCAGGTTCTGGTTATTTAAAAGATAATGGTAATTGGAATAGTGGAACAATTACCAGATTTAATATAAGTTATACAGACACTGATGGAAATAATGTTGAAAATTGGTTAGATTTTATTTATGAAATGTCTGAATCAATAGGACAAGGTGGAATAATAGAATTTAGAGTAAGTGAATTAAAATTTGTAATATTTAATTTAACAAGTTCTAATCTTTCACTTCCAACACAAGATTATAAAACGTTTACAGGAACTAAATTAAGTAACGGATCACAAAATCCCGTAGATAATGATATTGTAACTGTTAATTTTATACCAAAAAGTAAAGACGGACCATTAGGACCACAAGGAGACCAAGGTATTCAAGGTATTCAAGGTATTCAAGGTCTTCAAGGTCTTCAAGGTCTTCAAGGAATTGAAGGACCAAAAGGAGCACAGGGTATTCAAGGAATTGAAGGAATCAAAGGAGCACAAGGCACTCAAGGTATTCAGGGTCTTCAAGGACCAGGAGGTGATAAAGGAGCACAAGGCACACAAGGTATTCAAGGTATTCAAGGTCTTCAAGGTCTTCAAGGTGTTGCAGGTACTAATGGTGAAAATGGTATAAATGGTGTTAATGGTGATATGGGTAAAAGTAGTAATTCTTTTACTTGGAAATTTAATAATACTCAATATTCTCAGTTTACATCTGGAGAATTTAATGCTAGAAATGATTCTGGATTTCAAAGTAGTTGGTATACCGTAACTACATTTTATTTTAATCCTACAGATTCTGATGGTAATACAGTTGGAACAGGACCAAATCAAACTGGTCCTCCAACTGGTTGGTTTTCACAATATGTAAGTGGTGATAGTGTCTATATTAGAAACAGAAGTAATAATAATTTAGGAGGTTCGTATATTTTAACTTCAAACCCAGAATGGTCTTATTCTACCGTATATGGAACTACTGTTAAATTAGAAGTTCAATTTGTAAATTTATGGGGTAATAGCACGTCGATTAATCAAAATAATTTTTATGATATAAGTATTGTGAAAAATGGAATTGAAGGCGTACCCGGGGATAAAGGAGCACAAGGTTCTCAAGGTATCCAGGGAATACAAGGAATTAAAGGAGCACAAGGCTCACAAGGTCTTCAAGGAATTCAAGGCCTTCAAGGTTTACAAGGTATTCAAGGTATTGATGGTCCAAAAGGAGTTCAAGGAACAGTAGGTCCTAAGGGGACACAGGGAGGTCAAGGTATTCAAGGACCTGGTGGAGATAAGGGAGCTCAAGGTGGTCAAGGACCAGTAGGTGTTAAAGGGGCACAAGGGTCACAAGGTATTCAGGGTATTCAAGGTATACAAGGTATTAAGGGAACTCAAGGAGAGCAAGGTATTCAAGGTATTGAAGGTCCTCAAGGTGCTGTTGGTATTCAGGGAGATAAAGGGGTTTTTGCTGGTGGTGCTTCTTTTGCTTTTCAATACAAAACCACATTGTCTAATGCGCCCGGATCAGACCCGGGTGCAGGAAGGATTCATTTCACTCAAGGGGCAAGTATAAATGATAACAATGAAACTCATAATACGATAGTCATGGATAAATACTCGTTACTTCCTACAGAATTGCCCACAAAACTCGCACAGTTTAATATGAATCCATATGTGAATAATATAAAAACTAGAGGTCCAAGTAGTTATGATCCAAATTCACTTCAAAGATTCGGTTCTATCAGAATTCATTCAATGGACCCAGATAATTCTGCTTTTATTGTTTTTAATATTCGATGGTTGGTATTTACAAATCTAGCTATTCATAATGGTAATCATCACAGTGTTGACTATTGGAATATAATAGGAGAATATGCGGGGGGTTATAATGCTTCTGGAAATGCTGCTGACATATTCGATAATGAAGAAGTACTAGTAGTTCATTTTAGTGAGTTAGGACAAGGAGATGTAGGTCCTCCTGGAGCAGCTGGAGCACAAGGTTCTCAGGGACCAACAGGACCTCAAGGAAGTCAGGGAATTCAAGGTATTCAAGGTATTCAAGGAGTAGAAGGCCCAGATGGTCCTAAGGGAACACAAGGATCTCAAGGTATTCAAGGACCTGGTGGGGCTAAAGGAGCTCAAGGTACACAAGGTATTCAGGGAATACAAGGAATTAAGGGAGCTCAAGGAACCCAAGGACCTGATGGGGTAAAGGGATCTCAAGGGTCACAAGGTATTCAAGGAATACAAGGAATTAAGGGGGCTCAAGGATCACAAGGACCTGATGGAGTTAAGGGAACTCAAGGAGATCAAGGTATTCAAGGAATACAAGGAATACAAGGAATTAAGGGAGCTCAAGGAACCCAAGGACCTGATGGGGTAAAGGGATCTCAAGGAGATCAAGGTATTCAAGGTATTCAAGGTCTTCAAGGATTAGGCGGAGCTAAAGGAGCCCAAGGTAATCAAGGACCTGTTGGACCTGGAGGGGATAAAGGAGCTCAAGGAGCCGTTGGAGCAAAAGGAGCTCAAGGAGCCGGTGGAGCAAAAGGAGCTCAAGGAGCCGGTGGAGCAAAAGGAGCTCAAGGAGCCGGCGGAGCAAAAGGAGCACAGGGGACCCAAGGAATTCAAGGTATTCAAGGACCAGCAGGGGCGCAAGGATCTGGTGGCGCTAAGGGTGCTCAAGGATCACAAGGTATTCAAGGTCCAGACGGTCCTAAGGGTGCACAAGGAGCTGGTGGTTCCAAGGGTGCTCAAGGATCACAAGGTATTCAAGGTCCAGACGGTCCTAAGGGTGCACAAGGAGCTGGAGGAGCTAAGGGAGCACAAGGAACGCAAGGTATTCAGGGAATACAAGGAATTAAGGGAGCTCAAGGAGCTGGTGGATCTAAAGGAGCACAAGGTGCTCAAGGTATACAAGGTATACAAGGAATTCAAGGCGAAGCAGGTAAGGATGGAAGTCCTGGAATTCAAGGTCCTGTTGGAGAGCAAGGTCTTCCAGGAGTTGATGGAAGTCCTGGAGCTCCAGGTGAACAAGGATTACAGGGATTACAAGGAATACAGGGTCCAGCGGGATTAGATGGAGGTGCTGGTTCAATTCCAGCAAATTTAACTATTACAACATCTTTAGGTGTAGGGACTACAGCCAGTGGTACAAGTGGAGATATTAGAGCAAAAAGTAATATCACAGCATATCACTCATCTGACTCTAGATTAAAAGAAAATATTAAAATTATAGAAAAATCATTAGAAAAAATTAATTTAATAAATGGTGTTACATTTGATTGGACGGATGAATATATTGAAAAACAAGGAGGTGAAGATGGATATTTTATTAGGAAAAATGATATTGGTGTTATAGCTCAAGATGTTTTACAAGTAGCCCCAGAAATTGTTGTTCATAGGGAAGACGGATATTTAGCTATTAAATATGAAAGATTAACTCCTATTTTAATAGAAGCAATAAAGGTATTAAGTAATAAAGTTTCAAAATTAGAAAATGAAATCTCTGAATTAAAAAAATAAAGTAATATTTATATATGTCTTTGGGTTATAATGCATTACCTTCAAGTGGTCCAATAACAATATCGTATTTAAATGATTATTTTGGGTGTAGTTCAACAACAACTAGAGCAATATCTGGAATAGGAAGTGCTCCTAATTTTTCAGTAAATCAAATATTTAATTCTACTTATAATACGGCTACCCCTCCTAATAGTAATATGCAGTTAATTTCATTAAGATACTATAAAACATTTGGTATTTTTACTAATTCTAATAGAAATTCTTTAGTAAGTAATTCAACCACTGTACCAGGTCCTGTTTGGTATGGTTATTTAGGTTTTGGAGGAACATCAACAGGAACATCTGGAATATTAAATCCATCAAATAGAGGGTTTCCTATGTCGATAAGAATTCGTATAATAAGTGGTTCTAGATATGATTTATATGTAGAGTATACTGAAAATCAATCAACGTTTCAATGGAGTTCTCAAACATTAACAAGTAATGATACTAGTTTTGTTCAAGATGCTTGTGCTATAAGAATTACCGGTTCAGCAATGTTTTCAGATGTTGTTGCTGAAATAACAGTTGCTCCTTCTTTAGATGGAACCACACGAGGTTCTGGTTCTCATACAGTAAGAATAACTTTCCCAACAGAAGAACCAAGTTCTAGTGGAGGTTTAAAAGATTTAAGATAAATATTATTGATTATTATATAAATAATATTTATAATGAGCACCATTGATTTGGATAGATTTCCGTATAGCTTATATATTAATACTTCAAGAGAATGGCCGTGGCATTCTAAATGCGATTGTATTTGTAAAGACACTTTAACCGAATCATTAAATAATTTACTGTCTATTACAAATTATAATAAATATGCATGTTATCTTACTGGAAAAATTAATAGTTCTTCACCATATCCTACTTTTGATTGTGATTTAGTTTTAACGAATTCTATTTATAATGAAGAGGAACTTTACCAGTTAATTAAAGATATAAAGTTTAAGGGTTTTGAAAGTGATATTAATTTTGATGTGAAGTATATGGAAAATATCGAACCTTTCTCATTAGCAGTCGATACTCCTGATGAAGTACATCAAATGTCTCAAACTCTTATACAATATGATTTATCGCAAAATGAATTTACTAATTTAATAACTAGAACAGATCCTGTGAAAATAAGAAAAAAACGTAATAAAGAATTTACTTATTATAAACCATTGTTATTAAAAAATGAAAATTCTACTACATATATACAAAGTTCCTTAAATTCTTTAAATGATTCTTTATTACCAGTATCTACTGAAAAAAATAGCTTAGCGCAACATACTATTCCATTTAAAATAATATAAATACTTATATGACTGTTATACATATATGGCTCTAACTACAAAATACATTAAATGTTCATATCTTGTAATTGATAATTTTTATAATAATCCGGATAATACCAGAAATTTCATATTAACGCAGGACTTTAAAATTCGTGGAAATTATCCTGGGAAAAGAACTATATCATTTGCTGATGAAACTACAAGAGATTGTATACAAAAATATATTTCTTCTTTTGCTGGAAAAATAACAAGATTTCCTATGGGTAATTCTGATACAAATTATAATGGTTCATTTCAATATACAACTTCAAGAGACCGTTCTTGGATACATACAGATAGTTGGAATAACTGGGCAGGCGTATTATACTTAAGTCCAAATGCACCTGTATCATCCGGTACTGGATTATATAAATATCAAGATGGGACAAAAACTTCTGATAACTTATCACAAGAAGAACTAGATGAAATTGGTGAAGATAGTCAAGACGTTACAAAATGGACTTTAATAGATAAAATAGGTAATGTATATAATCGAATGGTATTATTTAACGCTAAGCAATTTCATTGTAGTTTAGATTATTTTGGAACAAATAAAGATAATGGAAGACTTTTTCAAGTTTTCTTTTTTAGCACTGAAAAATAAATTATACACATAAACTATATGTATAATTTACCTGAAGATATCCAAAAAGAAATTTTATCATATGTTATGGTTTGTGGTAAAAATAGTAATTATATAGTAAATAAAGAAACTTATAATTACTATAAATTCAAAAATTTTCATAAATGTGGGCCTGTTATTGTATTAGGCAAGCATATTTGTAAAAATTGTAACAAAAAAGAAATTAAATATTTTCAAATGATTTGTATGAATTGCGCATATTATTAATTATTGTTTTCAAGATATTCAGCCCAACTTTTTTTTGTACCTCCATCGTATGAAAAGGCATAATTATTTTCAATCAACCATTTTGTAATTGAAGTATTATCAATAATTATATCTACTAAAAGTCTTCCATACTTGTCAAATTCTCCGCACTTAACTTGAACCATTTTATCTAATATTTTTTTTCTTAATTCATCTCTTACCTTAATACCCATAGCTTTTTCTTTTTTATTTCGTGTTCTTAATTCTGGAGTATCTACTCCTTCTATTCTACAATTAAACCTGTAAAAATTTCCAAACATTTTCATTACAATTTTAACTGTATCACCATCATAAACATTTACAACTTTACCTTCATGAGTTTCTCCTTCAAACCCAAACATAGGCACATCATTATTTACACTATCCCAATCCATACTCTCTACATTACATATAGAAAAACATCCACATACTACCTTCATGATTCTAGACATTATTAACAAATAAAATAATTTTATATTTATATAGTTATTTTATTTATTAATTCAATTTAATTTTTCTGTTACAGTTAATTTTAATCCTTGGACTTCATTTTCTGTTGATAAATTAATCTCTTCTTTTACTTCCTCTTTTATATTTTCTAATTTAATATCTTGGGGTTTTCTATTTGGAAAAAAATAATTTTCAAATTCATTGCGTAATTTTGTTAATTCGTCCTTTTCTTCTTTTTTAATATGGTTTAAATAAAATTTATAGTTGTTTAAAATTGCTCTTGAAAAATTAAAGGGTAAATCTCTTAATTTGAATAATTTTTTAAAAGCATTTATACCAGTTTGATATTTTTTAACGTAAAAACTAATAATACTTATTTCAAAATCCAATTTCCATTCATGAATAGAAAAAACAAAAAATAATTTATTATCATTTTTCCTAACAGGTTTTAACATTTTATATAAATTATATGCTAATTTTCTTTTATTATTCAATCTATAGTGGTTAATCATTTTATAAAAACATTCATATCGTGAATCGTCATATTCATAACTAAGATAATAATAATAAAAAGCTTCTTCTTTTTTATTTTGTTTTAAAAGAAGATTTCCAATATTGTAACATGAAATATATTTTTCCTGTAACCATCCTTCTACAGTTAATCGTTTTTTATACCATTTAATAGCTTCATCATACTTGTCAGCATCTTTATATGATTGTGCTATATAAAATATGCTCCTAGGATCATTTGGATTTTCTTTTAAATATTCTATTAACAATTTAGCGTCTTTTAAATATTTTTCTTCTTCGGATACATTTTGTGATTTAGCTCCACCGCTACAATATGATTTTATATGAACAATTTCTTTATCTACAAATTCTTTTGAATAATGTATTTTACTGGATAAATAATTATGAACAGGACCTTTCCAATACCATCCTATACTATTATTACTATTAATTCTTATTAAATGTGGATTATAATAATCAATAGAACCAAAGACTCTTTTTATATTATAACAATCTTTAGTTAAGTTATTAAACCAATCTATATTATTAAAATAAAGTTCCTCATCCGCATCTATCCATAATAAATAATCTGCATTAAACTTACTATTAACTACACATTCTAATGCTTTTTGTCTATTTACTCCAAAATTTACCCAGCCTTCTTCAATAATTTCACCAGAAATATCATAACTGTCCATAACTTCTTTGATTAATCCTTGAGTTCCATCAGTAGAACCGGTATCGTGAATAACATAATAGTCTATAACGTTTTTAAGACTTTTAAATAAACGTCTAAGATTTTTGGCTTCATTTTTAACTATCATATTTAAGCAAATAGTTTTTTTCATTATAAATAGAATTTTAAATAATTTTTTAAATATTAATATATATTAATAATATAATGGCTTTTACACGATTTAACTATGACGAATGTAGAACAAAGAAGAAATTACAACAACAAACTGGACCCAGTAGATATATTTTAAATGTACCAGGTAATGGTTCAAAGCCGTGTTTTATGGATGATCCTCAAGTAAGATTACAAAAATGGGGAGCTAATTTAAAATCAGTTGTAAATGGTGGACCAATTGATATTGATAGTGATTTAACTGGAAGAACAAGAAAATTAACAAAATACTGTTCAAAAGAACAATATAAAGGTAATAATCAATTAAACATACAAGATATTCAATATCCAGTATGTAATCAAGCAGTAACAGACCAAACCAGAGCCACACATCCTTCTTGGATGTATAGAGCATTACCTCAAAATAGAGAATATCCATTATTTTTAAATCCACAAGAAAATGTTTGTTTACGTTTTCATAATAATTTGAATACACGACTTTTAGAAAGAGACAACTTTATTCCAAAAATTCCGTGTTTAAAAGAAAAATAAATATGTATTTTGTTTAATAAAATATATATTACTTATATATAAATGGCTGAAGTTGCTATACCTATTGCAGTTTTGGGAGCGATGTATATTATATCAAATAAAAATGATAATAAGGTAGAAAATTATTCAAACATTAATCATTCTCTTCCAAATAAAAAGCAGATTGTAAGAAATTTTCCAAAAAAAAATTTCGACGATTTATTAAACGAAACAAATGTCCAGACTTATAGTGGTTATAAAAATAGTAATGAGGAACTATACAAATCTACAGGATATAAAGATATTTCTAAAAAAAGAAGAAATTTCCAAGCTAAAGGACTTCATGGTAATAATAAAGAATCTGAAGAATTAAGATTTGAATCCTTAACCGGTAATGTAGTTAAATCTTCTTCTTTAGAACATAATAATATGGTTCCTTTTTTTGGTTCAAAAGTTACTCAGTCTAGTGATATTAAGGGTTATGAAGGATTATTAGATACTTATACAGGTTCCGGGAATAATTCTGTAAAAAAACAAGGAATTGCTCCCATGTTTAAACCAGAAGCTGGTCTTACACACATAAATGGGACTCCTAATAATACTCAATATATTCAAGATAGAATGAAAGATGCTTTAACCTCTAAAATGAATAATGTTAAACCATGGCAAGAAATACAAGTAGGTCCTGGTTTAGGAAAAGGATATAGTAGTCAAGGGTCGGGTGGATTTAATTCTGGAATGGAACAACGTAATAAATATATGCCCAAAACAGTTGACCAATTAAGAGCTTCTACTAATCCCAAAGTAACATACGGGGGACAAATTTTAGGTGCTTATTCAGGAAATGGTCTTGCTAATTCAGCAAATAAAGCTATGATTGGTAAGGTTGAAAAAAATAGACCAGATAGACATTATGAAAATTCTGCTGATAGATGGTTCACTACAACCGGTCAAGAAAAGGCTCAAACGGCACGTTCCGCTGTTGTATTACAACCAGAAAATAGAACTACTACAACAAGAGAATATTTTGGTAATGCCGCAGATAGAGAAGGAGAAGGCACTTATCAACCAGGTCATTACAGAGGAACTCATAAACAACAACTTAAGAGTGAAAATGTGGGTGTTGCTACTGATAGTGGAGCATGGGGAGCTACTCCTCAAGATTATGGTAAAAAAGGTTATAAAGCCCGAACCAATGCTAGAACTTTTACTTCCGAAAGAACTCAACTTGGTGCCGCCGGAGCATTAGTTAATGCGTTAACTGCTCCACTAATGGATATGTTAAGACCATCGCGCAAGGAAAATGTTATTGGTAATATGAGACCAATGGGTAATGCTTCTGGTAGAGGTGGGGTTATGAATGAACCCGTTTGGAATCCTGCTGATACTCCTGCTCATACAATTAAAGAACAAACCGAAAATACTAAACATATGCTTATGGGTGGAGCAAACGAAGTAGATGGTTATAAAATATTAAATATGTATGCTGTAGAACAACAAAGACAAACTACGAATAATTCAAATGTTAATGGTTATAGTGCCGCCAACGGTACAGCTGGTCCTAGAGTTGTTGATTCTGATTATAATGCTAATCTTAATGGTAATAAACAAATTATTAGTAGAGTTGATAGATACAATATTGGTAATTCTTCTCTAGCTTCTCACGCTCAAAATGTTACTACTTTTTCAAATACTGCTACTAAACCTGATGAAATGTATGGTAATAACTTTACAAAAGCTATTCCTAGTATGCAAACACACGGACGTGTTGCTGGTAAAAATACACGCAATTCATCTATTGATTGTGCTAGAAACACACCTGCTATGGTTAGCGCATTCAATCAAAATCCTTACACCCAATCCCTTAACAGTTGGGCTTAAATTGAATAAAATAATATGAATTAAATTATATTAAAATGTATAATTTAATTAGACATTCCGTATGGACTGATGATTGGCAAATGACGAAAAATAATAGAAATGTTCCACCTGGATTGATGCAATATAAAGTTTCACAAGAAGTTATATTATCTTTACTACCAAATGGTACTAAAAATATTAATTGTATTTATAATAAAGATTGGTCCTTCGCACAACATACAATAGAAAATTTACAAAAACTAACTCCCAATACAAAAACAGGAAAAGCTAATAAATGGAAAATAATTCTTATAATAAAAGCTACGAGCAAAGATGGTAAAGTATCTTTAAAAGGAGCTTTACTTAATAAAGATACAAATGAAATAGCATTAATGTCTAGTGTAAATAAAAAACATGATGGTGCTAGATGTAGATTAGTAAAATCATTACATAAAGATTTTAAAATTTGTCAGTGTAAAATGATTGCCCCACTTATATTTTGGGATGAACTCAAAAATAGATTACTTTATTAATTCTAATAAAAATTCAATTAACCATATTGGAATTAAATAAACAACAGCATTCATATTCATAAACGATAAAATAAATGAAATTCCTAATGCTAAATATATAAACCATTTGGGTATTTTTACATAATGACGCAAAATCAATACAAAAATTAATGCTAAAATAGCTACTCTTCCAAAGGGACAAATACGTAATCCGTAGTGGTCTCCTACTAAATGTTCAAACCACCAACCAGTTGGACTACGTAATACATTAAAATCCATAGTAGTTTTAAAAAATAAAAACATAAATATTAAGTAAGCAGATTCTAGTAATGAAATTTTTAATGAGGGCATATATAATTATAATATATTGTTAAAATCTAATTATATATTATATGAGAAGAAGAGGGAGAAGTACTGGTCGTAGAATACCACAACAATCCGATGCCGCGGCTGCCGCTCCAGCAATTAGACAGCTGTCGGCAGAAGACTATGCGCGGCAAAATGATTTAGTTGGAATATTGAGTTACGAACTTTTAGTAGATCCTGTTAGAATACGTGGAGAAAATACACCAGGAGCTTATGAAAGAACAGAAATAACAACATGGCTTTCTCAACCTAATGGGGGAAGAAGTCCGACAACAAGGCACCTAACTAGTGTAAATGATTTAGTTCCAGCAGAAGATATACGAAATAGAATAAGAACATTTGTTGCAAGATATCCTGACTCAGATATTGTTAGCGATTGGCTACAAAATCAACCCCCTTGGTATACACGCGTTGCTCGTAGAATTAGAGATACTACTGCCCCTGCTATTGCTACTATGTCTAGAACAGGTCGTTACTTGCGTTTGGACCAGGGGGCAGAAGTTTGTGCTCACTGTTGTTCTAAAGCAGCTAAAGCCGGGGCTGGTGCTGCTGTTGGTTCAGCAGTAGGTGCTTGTGCTGGATGTGCGTGTGCAGCAGCTATGATGGTTGATGCTGACGCTGATCCAGAGGAGGAGGAGAAGATGGCGTTTGCCGCTACGGCAACAGCTACTGGAGCAGCTATTGGTGCTGTGTATGGAGCTGTTGTTGGACCAGAAGAGTGTCTTAGACTAGGAGGAGAAGCTGTTAATGGATATTGTAGAAACTTGCGAAGGCAAAATGAAAGGGAAATGGAACGATTTTGGGCAGACGTTCGGAGGGGAGGAAAAAAGAAAACAAGAAAAAATAAACGAAAGAAAAGACGAAAAACAAGAAGAAGAAGAAAATCACGTAGAAAAAAGACGCGTAAGAAAAGAGGTAAAGGTCCATCACAGGGCAAACTAAGACGTAGAAGAAAAAGTAAAAGAAAGAAAAGAAGATAAATAATTTTCAAATAATTATAGTTAGAGATAAATGAACTATAATTATTATATGACCTTATTAATTCATCAAAATATTCACAATAAATTAGACTTTTTCATAAAAGAAAATAAGATTCCACATATTATTTTTTATGGACCGTCTGGTAGTGGAAAAAGGACAATATTAAATGAGTTTATAAATGATATTTATCAAAATGATAAACAAAAATTAAATCAATATGTTATGCATGTTAATTGTGCTCATAGCAAAGGTATTCGATTTATTAGAGATGAATTAAAATTCTTTGCGAAAACAAATATTCATAACAAAAATAATAACTTATTCAAAAGCATTGTTTTATTTAATGCTGATCAATTAACAATAGATGCTCAATCAGCACTTAGAAGATGTATTGAACAATTTTCACACACAACGAGATTTTTTATTTTAGTTAATAATGTAAATCGTTTATTAAAACCAATATTATCTAGATTTTGTAATATTTATATACCAATTCCACATATAGAAAATAAAAATATAAGCTTACATGAAAATTTCAAAGAGCATTTATGTTCTAATGATTTTATTACGAAAAGAAACAAATGGTTGAAAAAAAAATTAGAAACAAAAGGTAATTTTAAAAGTATACAAACGTGTATTAATTTAACAGAAATATTATATGAAAAATCATTTAATAGTATTGATATCATAAAAGCATTAGAAAGTAAGTCATTTAAAAAGGAAAACAAATATTTATTCTTGATTTATTTTGATAAAATACGTTCTCAATTTAGAGATGAAAAGTTATTAATGATAACTATTTTAAATTTATTCTTTTTGCGGAAAAACTTAAATTTAGAAAATATTTTAGAAATGTAAATGGACGATTATAATGTAAATGTATTGTCTGAGGCAAAAAACGAATATTCTTCTAGATTAGTTAGTACATTAACACCATTACTAATTCAAGGAATTAAATCTATTTTTAATGAAGCAGTAAATTTATGCAAAGATAATGATGAAAATGAAAAATATTTAATGACTTTCCAAAATTTTCTTTCACGTGTTCCAAAATGGAATGATACTATCGTAACTGAAGAAACAAAAAGAATAGTTGAAGCTTCTAACTGTCCTTATTTAGAAGACTTATTAACTTGTGTTCATATTACTCAACTTAAAATTCTCACATCTATCCGTGTATCTCAAAAACAAAAAAAGATTGATTTAGACATTCCAAAATTAAATGTATTTGTTCATAAATGTTATATTTCTTTTGCTAGAAAATTATATTCGAATGTTTATTTATTTGAAACCGATATTGCTGCTCTTCAGCATCAAAAAAATATGAGAGAATGTGAGCTTATATGTCACGAATGTGTTTTAGGTGTTATTCGTGATAGTATGCCTGTAGAAAGTATTTTACGTGCTTATATTGATGAAACAGTAGACGAAGAAGTAATTGAAGAAACATTGGAGAAAAATGTCGAAGAAGCTGTAGCAAAACGAATGGAAGAGACAAGTACACAAGACTTACTGGACAAAGCAAGTAAAAAGGAAGAAACGGAAATTTCTGTAAGTAAAACTGATAAACCAGAAATTGTTAAAAATAGTGAAGTAACAAAACAAGAAACTACAAGCACTGAAACTACAACTACAACTAATGAAGAAAAATCAAATAATCCTGATACAACTGAACACAATATTAAATTAACAATTCAAACTGAAAAAGACGAATCTATTGAAAAATTTAAACCTCTAACGGATACTTCCAGTATTGAAACAAATGAAGAAGAAGTAAATACTTCTCCAAAGGAAGAAACTACACCAGGAAAATTATCTTTCAATGATATGGATAGTGTATTAGACATGGGAACTAATAAATCCAGTGAAATAAACGCTCCAAAAAATGTAGAACGTTTAGAAAAGATTAGTGCAGAACAGAATCAAAAAAGAAAAGACGAAGAAGCAGAATATGATGACGACGACGATGAAGAACGTATTAAAATTTTCGATGATGCTAAGCTTAATTTAGACAATTTGGATGTTCATGACTTAAACAAAAAACTTGATTTAACTCCCGACCCTATTTTAGATGATGTTGAAGTATTAGCATAATGCGTATTTTTATATAATTATTAATGAAAAATTATATAAATGACTAATGCTATGATTGCTGGTTTAGCTATTTCAGTTAGTTACTTACTATTTAAATTTATTGAAATGCGATTTGTTTTAAAAGAAAATAAACCATTAAAGGTTCTTGTTAGAGATACTGTTTTAGTTTATTTAAGTGTTATATTGGGTAATTTTGTTATTACTCAAATTGGTGAAAGTAATATTACTTCAAAACTTCCCGAAGTTTTCACAAACGACCCTGGTTTCTAATAATATAATTAATTTAAACAATTACTATTTATATTATATATATAATGGAAAAACTAGCTATGACTTGTAAGATATTATATGATAAAGATTGGTTAGATAACATTAAATTATGTAAAGACGGACAAGTAAAACCAGTTATTAAATATGAAAGTATTCATGATTGGATGAGAAAAATGAATGAATTTCAGGTAAGTTTAAAACATTTTCTAGACGAACAGTTAAGTAATCAAGCTATATTTAATGAATTGAAAGCAAATATGGATTGGTTAAATGACGACCACATTTTTATAAAAAATTTCTTAAAATTTATGTATGATTCGTGTTTAACTATGACTGAAAATAAATATAAATATTGGTCCTTAGATAATGCTCGTGTATCTACTTCGGCTATTAAAGGCGCATTAAAGGGGTATTATTATTCTACAGAATATATACATCGTATTACAAAGGATAAAATTTGTAATATTATAGTAAGTATTATATTTTCTATGTTTGGAACACAAGATAGTTATCCGGGTATTTTTGATAAAATCAGTTATATGAAATGCTTTATGTGTAAAAAATATAAAAACGAAGTTGTTACAATAGGACCTCAAGGCGAAGAAATTTGTTTAGAATGTTGTAAACAACACGTTTAAACCATTGATTCCATCTTATCAATATTAATAATTTTTCCCTTTTTTATTTTCTTTTTTGATGATTTATATGATGAAAAAAGAGAATTTGTTAATTCACTTTCTGGAATATGATTATGAACAGTTCTTACGATCATTTTATATAATTTAAAATCGGGATATCTTTCTTCACCATTATTTTTATATAATATATTTCTACCTTTATCGTCTTTTGTCCATTTAATAATAAGTTTTGCTACTGGATTTTTTATTTTATTTTCATTTTCAATATCATCTACAAAAAAATCATAAAGTGAACAAGCTAATCTACATAAATCAAAACTTTTATTTGGCTTTAATCGTGGTTTCTTTTCATTAAAATACGGTTCGAAATTATATTGTGTTGCGGCATCTCCCTTTGGATGATAACTATCACTACAAATAACTTTTTTATTGAATGTATAAATAGCTCTACCAAAATCTATTATTTTATAAATTTTACCATATGTAGGAACTCTATAGTAAACATTATTATACTTATAATTAATAAATTTCCTATCTGTTTGTTGATACATAATATTATTTGTATGTAAATCATTATGTGTAAAATCAAAAACTTTTTGATATGTAATTAACATCATTATTATTTGAAATAAACAAGATGCCCATTCATTATTATTTAATTTTTCACATTCATCATCGCTTTCATCATTATCTAATAAAGAATCCAATGTGTCCTCCATTTTTTCTAAGCAAATAATTTGAACAGGAAAATTTTTAATAATAGCATATATATTTTCTTCCGATAAACTTGAATAGTCACTCATTTGTGAATTTTCACAACTTTCTATACTGTCCTCACTATCCTCACTTTCCTCACTTTCTTCTTCATTCGATGTATGACTTGTACGCGATGAACAAGTAGAATTTGTGCGTTTTTCACTTTTGTTATCCTTTTCTCCATTATTTATTACACAATATTCTTCTTTTAATTCATTATTATGTTTTTCTAGATTTTCAAGAGTAAGTTTAAAAACTTCTCCCATAAAATTATTATCGATAGATTGAACATCCAAATTTATATCTTCTGTTTCTACGACAATTTTTTTTCTATAATTTCTAGTATCACCTTCTAATAATCTTTCTTCATCTACATCATCCATATCAAATAATTTGTTTTTCTGTTTATGAAAAAAATCTGAATCAAATAAGTATTCTAAATCATCATATACATTTAATTTTAAATCATTCTTTATTCCCAAAAATGAACCATAAAAATCTAAGCCGTGACTAAATCCTCCTTTATGCAATAATTGACTTGTTAAGTAAGAAAAAAAACTATCTACATATGCTGAATTATTTTTATCTAATACTTTTGAGTGAACATTATTATCTATTAATTGTGGCAAACTAGTTAATTTTTCTTTTGTTATGTTTTTATATTTGCCAACCATAAATTTAATAGGATCTAATAAAGGACTAAACTTAAAAAATGAATCTATCTTGATTTTATTATTACTATTATCTAAACAAGTAATTTTAAAACAATTATTTGTATGTTGTTTTACTATAGATGATATGTTATATTTATGATTCAAATTAATAGAATTATAGTTTTTTTCATCTAAATTAAAATAATTTAAATATAAGGGGACAAAGTTTTGAACATTTTGAAACTCAGTTTTTTCTAAATGTTCGAAAAGCCTAGTGTTATTATTTTTATTATAATAAATACTGAACATTAATTCATATGTATAATATTTTTTATAGTTTTAAACTAATTCTTGCGTTATTATATTAAAAAAATTATTCAATTATTTAATATAATGAATTTAGAACTAAAAAAGTTTGATATGAAAAAAATTACTTTTAAACCAAATGAAAATCAAGGTCCTGTTATTGTATTAATCGGAAGACGTGATACAGGTAAAAGTTTCTTAGTAAGAGATTTATTATATTATCACCAAGATATTCCTATTGGAACTGTTATATCTGGTACAGAAGCAGGAAATGGTTTTTATGGAAAAATGGTTCCCAAACTTTTTATACACGATGAATATAATACAGCTATTATAGAAAATATATTAAAAAGACAAAAAATGGTTGTTAGACAATTAAAAAAAGAAACTGAAGCCTATGGAAGGTCTACAATTGATCCAAGAACTTTTGTTATTTTAGACGATTGTCTTTATGATAATACTTGGGCACGTGATAAACTCATGAGATTATTATTTATGAATGGTCGTCATTGGAAACTTATGCTTGTTATTACTATGCAATACCCTTTAGGAGTTCCTCCTAATCTAAGAACCAATATTGATTATACTTTTATTCTTCGTGAACCCTATATTGCTAATAGAAAAAGAATTTATGAAAATTTTGCTGGTATGTTCCCTACATTTGAAAGTTTTTGTCAAGTTATGGACCAATGTACTGAAAATTATGAATGTTTGGTTGTTTCTAATAATGCTAAGTCTAATAAACTTGAAGACCAAATCTTTTGGTATAAAGCCACAGGACATGGTGATTTCAAATTAGGGTCCAAAGAATTCTGGGAAATGAGTAAAGATATAGCATCTGATGACGAAGATGAAAATCCATTTGACCCAAAGGCTGGAAGAAAAGGTCCATCTATTAATGTTAAAAAATCTAGATGGTAAGTTTATTTTCTTATTTCAAAAAGTTCTATCAAAAATATTTGGAGAGAAAAATATATAAAAATCTTAAAAAAAATTTTATATATTTTATTAATACGTTTAAAATATCAATGGACAACCATCTCCATCAATTACAAGTCCAGGAGTAGCCATTTGAACAATGCCTATTACATAGAATACTAATATGGCTATTCCCCATAAACAATATCCACACTTGCTCCATATTAATAAGCCTGTCTCTTTTGTATCTTCTTCACCTTTTCCTTCCGGACACACAAATAAACATAAACATAGTGTTACTAGTATAAAACAACATCCACCCATAGTTACTCCCATATACATTCCAAACATATCCCAACGTCCTATATTACCATATCCACTTCCAAATACTCCAGTAAATGGAATAGCTTGTAAAGCTAATGGACCACCATAGTGAAACCCATCTTGGGCACAAACTCCCAAATTTTCATCATATTTATAACAATCTTTCATTACACAATAAGTTTCTCCTGGTTTTTGTTTCATACAACTTTCAGGACATTTACAAACATTATCAATAATAGAACAATTCCAAGATTTAATAGGCGCATCAACAATTTCTTTTGTCTGCCGAAATGAACCAGCAGAAACAGACGCAAATAGCATAGTGGTTAGAATAAATGTCTTCATAATCATTTTAGGTATATTATTATAACACATAACTATTTTAAAATCAATTTTAGTATTTATAAACTCGTTACAACCTTAAAAAGCTTGACTTCTTTAATTAAGGTTGATACGTTATATTTTTAGTATAATTTTATTTATAATTAATAAATGTCTTTTGGATATTTAATAGAAATATTTGGTGGTACTGGTGCGGTGGTTCTTGGCGTCGGAACTTGTATTTGGGGATTTTTAAAAAGATATGAATTGAAATATGATTACGAAGAAGAAGAAAAACGAGATTCTATTGAAGTATTAAATGAAGAATGGGAAACGCCAGGAGAAAATTTTTCAATAGAAGAAGATTTTGGTTCTAACTGGAATAGATTAAAATTCGCAAAGAGGGAAAACGGAAATTGGAAAGTTAATATAAATAAAAAGGAAGGTAATGTTTACATTTATACCAAAAAGGACAAACTACCTCCAAAGTGCAATAATGGAAGTCATTACTTAAGAATAAATATTAAAAACGTAAAAAAAAATATGAAAGTTAAATTCCAACAGAAATTTTTTGATATAAGTTATAACCAAATTAAAGATACAAATTATAAATTTATTAAAAAAGATGGAGAACATATATTTGAACCAGAATGTATAATAGATTTACAAAATTCAAATAAAGATACCGTAAAATTAGAGCAAGTAGGTGTTTATATTTCAGGAGAACATCAAGATATAAAGGATATTATTATAAATGAGGCATTTTATGGTGAAAAATGGTCTTTTTGTAAATTATGTTGTTGTAGAAGGCACTGTAAAACAATATTATATAGAAGAAAACCAAGAGAAGATTAATATATTAAGTAGTATTTATTTAATATATTAAAATTTCTTATTACAAGCACACATTCTTGCTAAATCGTCCTTTTTCTGCTGTTCAGTATATTCATTAGTAAATGTTATTGAATTATCTTTTGTATTATATCTATTATCTGCTTTTTGACTATAAAGTATTCCATTCATTTTGTTAAAGGGCATTCCAAGCATTTTAGAAGTTCCAGTCTTATTGGGCTGGACCTTGACTCTTTGTGCTTCAACTAATCTTTTCATTCCAGGGCGAACCATATAATATAAATAAATATTATATTCCACGATATATTAACATTTTTCTCTCCAAAATAATTTTCATGAAACTATTTCAAATATCTGATATAATAAATTAGATATTTCTTTTGATGGATTACTAGAACCTTTTTCTAGACTTCTATATTCATCTCTTGTTATATTTAACTTTTTAGACATATCATCAACACTATAATTATGTAAATTACGCAAATTTAATAAAATAAATGCGGATTCTTTTGGATTATTAGAACAAAAATTGGAATTTTTATCTGGAGATAAGATTTTTGGTGATATTTTATTAAATACGTTTTGAACAAGTATATTATTCGTTTTTATAATTGGACTAGACATATAATATACTTAAATAAATTATGTTCAAATACTTTATATAATGTCTTGTTTTTCTTGTTTTGGGAAAACAAATAAAGTTTATCCGATAGTAATAGAAAATGATGGAATTGATTTTAAAAATCAAGAATGTATGATTTGTTTAGAAAATACTGTAAAAAATAGTGTTTTGTTACCTTGTGGACATTGTTATCATTATGATTGTATTTTCAAATGGTTTGATAAAGAATTATCTTGTCCTACTTGTAAACAAGAATTTCGTTGGAAAAGAAAAATTTATTCTAATAATGCTAATTTAACTAGATAACTTCTATTTGTTTAAATGATCCTCCTCCTAATACCTTGTCTAGTGCTAACTCTTTTTCTTTTTTAGCTATTATTTCAGTTATTTTACAATTATGTTTTTCAGGACATCTATGTAAAGGACAGAAATGCTTACCACATTTACATACAATACATAGGTCTACTGCGGTTAGTTTCTTTTTACATTTTTTACCATTTTCCAAAATACATTTACAACGTGGAACCTTCTTCTTTTTTGGCTTGTCTTGCGAGTTTGTTTTATTATCCATATTATAATAATTTGAATTTAATTAATACAAATTATTTTATTGAAAACTTATTCAATTTTCAGTATTTTCATCATCATCCTTTTTTTCACTAATAGAAATGTTTACATTATTTAGTGCTGTTTCACTAGAATCGGCATCTATTAATCCTCTTTCAATAGCATCTTTAACCGCACCACCTCTTTCAATATTACCACCTTCAAAAAGTTCTTTACGAATATCTGCTGAACTAACTTCTTCCTTATTTTCAAATACATTTTCAATTGTATTATTAATACCAACAAGATTACCATCTTTATCAACATTTTGAGTAAGTTTATTTCCACTTTCCTTTGCTAATTTTTTATTTTCAGCAATAGCCTGTCTTTTTGCTTCCACAATACGTTTTTCAAACTGTTGTTTAGCATCAGCTTCATTTTTATTTTTTTCATTCATTAACTGGTTAAGCTCTTCTTCTAAATATTCAACCCTACCTGTCTTATATGCTTCTGGTTCCCAAGGCATCCACATACCGACCGGTCCTACATATACATTATGATTTGGATCTACTTCTCGTAATAACTTACACCTCAACTCTGCCTCCTCTTGTGTGCTGTAAGTTCCACGAATCTTAAGTCCACGAACACTTGTTTGAAAATCATGAACTTTATTAAATTCATCGGATAAACGTTCTTCATTCACATCTAAGAAATTTTTGTATTCATCGCTAACATGATTTTTTGGAAAGTCATCTGCTTCACTTTTAACATATTCTTGAAAATCTTTCATTAAATCATCAAATTCCATGTTATGTTTATATGCTACAAAATTTAAAAACTGGGTAAATTTTTCTGTACTTTTAGAAAAATCATAGTGTTTTAGGAATTCTTGAAACAAAAAATGATTTTTTTGAACCAATATGTTTTCAGGACTAACAAAACTTACACACACAAACTTTTGTCCAGAAATCGCCTTATCTTCCTCTAATAAATCTACATATTTAGCATTTGCTGAACCGTCAGTATTTTTTTGGTAAGTAACTCCACTTTTTCTCTCAGACATTATAATTTCTTATATATTCTCATTTTTAAGTATTAATTTTAATTATATATTTTTTTCTTATTATTTATTATAATATGCTTCAAAAATTAGCACAAATGTTAGATTTAGGAGAACTTGTTCGCAGAGCCGTCAAATATCTCGTTGAAGGTGTTATGGTTGCTATTGCTGCCTACGCCATCCCTAAGAAATCACTTAATCTTGATGAAGTAGCACTCATTGCTTTAACCGCCGCTGCTACCTTCTCAATCCTTGATACCTACGTCCCAAGTATGGCTGTATCCGCTCGATCTGGTGCTGGTTTCGGTATTGGCGCTAATCTTGTTGGCTTCCCACGCATGTAAGTAATTTCATATAAAAATATTAATTTTTATAACTAATATTTTTAATCTTAAATATTTGTAGTCATATCCAAGTAATAAGTTACTAAGCTTTTTATTATAGTTTTATCTGGTATTTCTGCAGCCATACCGTATATAGCAGTAATATCTTCATCTTTATTTTCATTAATTGGCTCTTCATTAAATTTTTTAAGAGCCGATAATAACATATCTATATATTTAATGTTTTTTGGCGTTATACAAATATGAAGACATAATGGATTTTGTAATATGTTTATATTCCAATTTTGCCGTTTTAAATATTTACTTAATTGACCAACAGAATATTTATTATTTATAAATGCTACAACATTTACATTTGGCCATCCTATAACATCGAAATATTCAATATCTCTTAACTCTTCAGCAAAAGATATGGTTTTATTTTTTATTTCACGAGACATAGCTTTATAGTTAGCATTACCATTATATAATAAAGTAGCCCACGTTGTAGCTATTTGAGAACCTACTCTACTACCTGGTAAAGATACGCTAGCATATAACCCGCCCGTCCAATCATCTGCTATAAAATATTGATATTTCTTCATAGACCTATCCTTCCATAATAAAACAGAAGAACCCTTTGGAGCTAATCCATATTTATGTGGATCGACGGATATTGATTGAATATTATCATTAAAACTAATTCTTAAATGAACATCATATTGAATTATAAATCCACCTAAACATGAATCCACATGAAAAGGCACGTTATATTGTTTAGCTAACTCTCCTATTTCTTTTATTGGATCCATTAATCCATATGGAAAACACGGAGCTGAACCAATAATAACACACGTTCTAGGACTTATTTTCCAATATAAATCGTTCAAATCCATTATGTAATTTTCATCCAATTTTACATATACTATTTTTAAATCTAATAATTCACAAGCTTTGTTTACAGCAGCATGAACTGTGCGCGTACATAATACTTCCGGTTTAAATATCTTAAACCAGTTTTTATTTTTATACATTTTTTTATAAGCCTTTAATGCTAATATAGTGCTTTCTGTTCCTCCTGTTGTAATATTACCTCCACCTTCTCCAGGCATGTCAAATAACTGACCAACCATTTTAATTACTTCAGATTCCATTTTTATTAATCCTGGATAAATATCTGGATGTAATGGATTCGAATATAAAAATTTATTATTTATTTTATTTATTTTATATTCAAGTCCCAAATCACAAGTATACAAACATCCTGAAATCCTACTATTTACTTTATTTTTTCTATCAGTTAAAATTCTATCCATTTTTTCATTATCTATTCCATACCAAGGTATTTTATCAAAATTATGGACAAAAGTTGTTCGAAATAAATCTTTTTTTATTATTTGTTTTGCTTTTTCTTTTTTATCTTCAATCATAGATTGTCCTCTTTTTGTTTTAGAATATATATAAAATAAAATATACTTATAATGTTTTTTAAAGTTAAACAGTATAAAAAGCAATAAAAGCTTCCATTTATGTTTATAAAACCCCGACAACATATATTATAAAGTTGAATTTAATTTTTAATATATTTTTAAAATATACATTGTCTATATTAAAAATTATTAATTGGAACAATTTCACATAACTCAGTAGTATTTATAGCATTATTACCAAAATATAAGTTAATAAATTTTTTTGTATTTTCACTTTTTAAGGATTCAATTATTCTTTCATATTTTGTACGCAATTCCACTTTTGTTATGTCTTTTGTTGACTTAATACATATCAAATGATTTTCAATTAAATATGACTTGTCTGTATCTATTAAACAATAACTAAATTTATAATCTCCTTTTCCATATCCCCTATTTACAACTAGTAATAAATCAGTTTTTCCAGGTTTTGTAATATAATTCTTTTTTGCCGGATTTTTATATTTTTTGATAGAAAGTTCGTTATTAACAATATCGCTACTATAAATAAGTCTGGTTTCACTTTCATCATCTGTTAATTTATCTTTTACTTGATTCCAAACAACATTACCAACTTTAACTTCAAAGTTCATATTTTTAAGCGTGGTAGTATTTTGATAAGATGTTTTTATTTGAGTAATTATACTTGGTGTATTAAATATAGTATAATTATTAATATTTATTGTATAATTTGAATTGTTTAAAACACTATTTTGTTTTTGTATAATTAAAACAATTGTATCTTGTTGTGTTTCCAAATATTTATCTTGGTAACATTCAATAATATCTATAATTTTAAAGGTAGTTGATATATATTTTCTAAGACTGTTGTAATATAAGCAATTCATGAAGTTTTTTGGTAATACAAATGATAATATTCCGTTATTTTCAAGTAATTCTAATGATTTGGCGATAAACAATACAAATATGTTAGGCCTACCAGTATAGTAATGTTCGTATTTATTATTTTTTATTTGGTTCTTTTTCATAACATAAAATGGTGGATTTCCAACTATAAGATCATATTTTTTTGTTGAACTCCATTCTAGGAAATCAGTATTTAAAATAGTAGATTTGAATTTGCTCTTTATCGAATTATAAATAGTTTCATTATATTCTATAGCATCTATATTAAATTTTGTAAATCTTTCAAATCTTTGTATAAATTCACCAGAACCACAAGAAGGTTCAAGTATTTTTACAATATTTTTAAAATAAGGAAATAACACCTTAATTATTTTCGCAATAATAGTAGGTGGTGTAAAATATATACCATTTTTTTTCTTATCTTCTTTACTTAATTGCTTTGTTAATTGTTTTGACTCATTTGAGAAATTCATATATGTTTTATATTATAAAATTAACTGTAAACCAATTTTATACTATTTAAATTGTAGGAACAAATTCCCAATGTAATTCTTTACAAATTTTTTTCCAAATTGTATCTTGTTCAATACGTTTAATAGGGTCTTTTAACATAGGAAAAAATGGTAAAAAAGTATTTTCATTTAATAACTCGCATAGTTTATACAATACATAATAATAATTTAAAAAATTAACACGGTCATCTGGACAGTGTTTTGCGTATGGTTTTTGAATTTCCATAAATAAATTACATAATTTCTCTTCAAGTTCGGGACTCATAATTGGGGGTCTTATTCCCAATTTGTCCTTGATGAATGGAATATGTTCATAATATTTATTGTATCCTAATTTTTTCAAAATATCTTTAGCTTTTTTATTAGTCATTTGTTTTAGCGTAATACGTTCCTTTTTAATTTGTAGTTTAATATTATCTAATACTTCATCGGGAATTTGTGTAGTTTCTTTTGCTTGGAATTGAGCCAAAATTTCCCGAAAATGATTAATTCTTTTATAAGCATAAAAACAAACTTCTTTAGGAGGTTCTTTATACGAAGGCTTTTCATGTTCAACTAAAAATTGTTTTTGTCTACTACATTTATTACATATTACTAACCCTTTATAATCAACTTGTATCCATTCTCCCCCACAATTATCACATTTCTCATAATCAATAGTATATTTATTCATATCAATATAATTTTCATTTAGATTAGTCAAAAATTTATTTACGGTAGTATCTTCATTATTAACTTTTAATTGGGTATTTTTATTTTTATTAAAAAATGAATGTAATAAATCATTTTTCTTATTATTAGATTTTCCCATAGAAAGGTCCTTCTTTTTTTCGAAATATTCAAAAATAACACCGGAATTTTCTAATAAATATTCTTTTTTCTTTTTTTTTAAACATTTAACTTTTGAAATAATTTCTCTTATTTCATCTTCTACATTTAATTTTTCTTCAATATTTGTAATTGATTTTAGCAAATTTTTCAACTCTTTTTTTCTAGCATTTAATTGAGGTATTTGATTTTCTTTAATATCCTCGAATAATTTCATTTTTTCATTATGCTTACTATCTAATGTTACGGTTGATTTTTTATTCATTTTAAATTTTTTCTTAGCTTTAGGCTTAAAATTAGGCATAATATTTTATATGTAATAATTTATCAATTATTGTTTAAATTATAAAATACAATATCGTTTAATAAAAAAAACGATTATCTATTAACTTTCTATATGGATGTAGAAATGATGGTAGATACAAATGAAATGAAAATAGATTGTATATTATTACAAAAAATGATATTTATACACAATGCTTTAGAAAAAGGTTGGGCCATAAAAAAACGTAAAAATAAATATGTGTTTTCAAAAAATCATAAAGGTAAAAAAGAGGTCTTGTTAGATGACTACTTAAAACGCTTTATGCTAGAAAACTTGGATATAAATAAAATAATTTAGCTAATAATTATTTAATTAATTAATTAAGTAATTATTAAAATTTTTTTTCTTTAGCAATATATATAAAATGGGTGGTGGACTCATGCAGTTAGTAGCTTATGGCGCACAAGACGTTTATCTTACAGGTAACCCTCAGATCACTTTCTGGAAGGTAACCTATCGCAGACACACAAACTTTGCTATGGAATCAATCGAACAGACTTTCAACGGTCAGGCTGACTTCGGTCGCCGTGTTCAATGCACTGTCTCCAGAAATGGTGACCTTGCATACCGCACTTACCTTCAGGTAACTCTTCCTGAAATCAACCAGTCCGACGGAGACTCAGTTTACGCACGTTGGTTAGATTGCCCAGGTGAGCAGATGATCTCAATGGTTGAGGTCGAAATTGGTGGTCAGCGTATCGACCGTCAATATGGTGACTGGATGCACATCTGGAACCAGCTTACTCTTACTTCCGAACAGGAAGCCGGTTACAACAAAATGATCGGTAACACTACTCAGCTTACATACCTTACCGACCCTGAATTCGCAGAAATTGCTACCGCTTGTGGTGCCGCTTCAGTCCCTGAAGCTGTATGCGCCCCTCGCAAAGCTCTTCCAGAAACTACTCTTTATGTTCCTCTTCAGTTCTGGTTCTGCCGCAACCCTGGTCTTGCCCTTCCTCTTATTGCCCTTCAATACCACGAAGTCAAGATTAACATCGAAATCCGTCCATTAGACGAATGTCTTTTCGCTGTTTCAGGTGTAGACAGTCGTAAAGGTCAATCCATGAAGGTTCCTGGAGCTTACAGCAAATCACTTGTTGCTGCTTCACTTTACGTTGACTACGTATTCCTTGATACCGATGAACGCAGACGTATGGCTCAGAACCCACACGAATACCTTATTGAACAGCTTCAGTTCACTGGTGACGAATCCATTGGTTCCTCATCAAACAAAATCAAGCTTAACTTCAATCACCCTTGCAAAGAACTTGTTTGGGTAGTTCAGCCTGATGCTCACGTCGCTTACTGTGACTCATTCCTTCCTGGACGCACCATGCACATGGCTCTTGGTGCCCAGCCATTCAATTACTCAGATGCTATTGATGCTCTTCCTAACTCCATCTTAGCATTTGGTTCCGACTCCCAGACTCGCGACCAAAACGGCAACAACCCTGTTGTTAACTCTGATGGTCTCTTCACTGATACCATGCCTAAGAACGTGACCGGCTCCGGCACATACACCCACGACGGAGACCAAAACAGCGTTGACCTTTCAGGTGCTATCCGTGGTAAAGTTGCCAACGGTGTTACCGATGCAGGTGTTTTCGTTCTTGCTGAAACCGCTCTTAACATGCACTGCTGGGGTGAAAATCCAGTTGTAACTGCTAAGCTTCAGCTTAATGGACAAGATCGCTTCTCTGAACGTGAAGGTACCTACTTCGACCTTGTTCAGCCTTACCAGCACCACACACGCAACCCAGACACTGGTATCAATGTTTACTCATTCGCTCTTCGCCCTGAGGAACATCAGCCATCTGGAACTTGCAATTTCTCACGAATTGATAACGCTACTCTTCAGCTTATCGTTTCTGCCGCTGCTATTGGTGGAACCCAGACCGCTAAGGTCCGCGTTTACGCTACCAACTACAATGTCCTTCGCGTCATGAGTGGTATGGGGGGTCTTGCTTACTCCAACTAAGTCTTTTACTTGGTTTTTAATATTATTCTCTATTAAATCATAAAATATTTATAAAATTTTATGATTACTTTAGCATTCAATAAAATATAGACAATTTATATATGCTTAATGATATTATGTTATTCGCAATAAATGGAGGAGGTTGGGCTCTTAAACCTATATTAGAAAAAATAAGTGTTGATAAAATGGGATACTTTTATTTTACTTTTATTCGTTATTTTGTTAGTGGAATAATTGCCCTACCCTTTATGTTTTATCAATATCATAAACACGGTATTCCTGAAAAATACAATAATAATACTCAAGCGTTTACTCAAGATATAGTTGTATGGGGATCTATTGTTAGTACTATTGCTATTGCTGCTATTATGGCTAACTATTACTTATTAGAAAAATATAATTCTTCTTTTGTAACACCTATTGCTGAAGGAGTTTTGCTCATATTTAACTTCATCTTTTCAGTATGGCTTCTTAACGAAAAAGTCACAAAAGATATGATTATTGGTGTATTATTTATAGTAACTGGTGTTTTTATGGTTTACTGTAATCATTTAAATTTCACAATATTTTAAACTTTTTATAGAAAATTGAATTACTTTTCTATAAAAATATCCTATACTATACAACCCAAGAACAACAACTATCAACAACTAACTACTACAAAAAACTATGGCGACTCGAACCAGAACCGTAACTTGTAGCTGCTGTGGTGAACTAGGACACAACCGCCGAACTTGCTGGATGCGTAATATTACAGTACCAAGAGGCAATGCTATTCCTGTATGGGACGAAACCATTGAAGATTTGACTGGTATGAGTCCCATTGAACTAGAAACTCCCCCTCCAATCCAAGAACCTGTTACACCTCCACCCGCACCAAAAAAAAGAAAAAGAACAAAAACACCCAAACCCACCAAGCCTTTCGTCCAAGAAGAAAATCAATGTAACATCTGTTTTGATGCTTTAAAGGAGAATAATAAAGTTATCACCAAATGCGGACATAAATTTTGTATTGAGTGTTACACTAGGGCAGCTCGTAACAAGAATGACTGTGCCGTGTGTAGGAAAAAACTATGCTCTGTCGAACCAGACAACTGGAAAAGACGATATGAGGAGATGGAACAAGATTGCGAATACTATAGAAATATAGTCGAACGGATGACTAGTGTTTTGGGTCCTCACATGCTAGACTCAGATTCACTTCCCGGAAACAGTGATATGGATTTGGATTTTGACGATGATGATGATCTTGAATACGAAAGAGCCAGAACTATCGGCATCTAATTAAAAACTTAAATAATAAATTAAAAAATGATTTAAACCTTTTTTCATTAAGCTATACATATAGTATGCAAATCTTCGTAAAGACACTTACAGGAAAAACCATCACGTTAGACGTTGAACCTAGCGATACCATAGAGAATGTTAAAAGTAAAATCCAGGACAAAGAGGGAATTCCTCCAGACCAACAACGTCTGATATTTGCTGGAAAGCAACTTGAAGATGGTCGCACTCTTTCTGATTATAATATTCAGAAAGAGGCAACACTCCATCTTGTCCTACGCCTTCGTGGTGGAAACTAAATAATAATTAGTTAGTTAATTTTTTAATTAATTATTATTTCAAAAACTTATCTAACGCGTAGTCTTTTATATTTGTTATATCAATATCTTTCAAATAACATTTTACTGGATAAAATTCTGTTCGCCATCGAATGTGATGATTGAAATCTACATAGGGTTCTTGTGTCCTACGCCATACATTTCTATCATCAATTACACTACAAACTGGATTTAGCATCACATATTCTGGTTCGCTCATTAATTAATATAAGTTTTATAACTTTAAATAAAAGAATAATATATATGACTACAATAGGTGAATTTATTAATAAAAATACAACTATATTTAAAAAGGCTTCTAGTTTAGAATATTTAGTTTTTGGCACATTTCCAAAAGACTTTTTAGATAAACCTATAAATGTTAGTGTTTCACAAAAAAAGGGAGGGTTAATATTATCAATTAATGGAAAATTTGTTATTATAATTAATAATGTTTTTAAAAATAGTGGAGGAGGAAAGAGTAAAAAACAAAAGGGTAAAGGTAAAGCTAAGAAAAGTAGAAAATATCAACGTGGGGGGAATATGAAAAATACAATAGCCGTAATTTTGAGCATAATTATGTATATATTTATCCAAAACATTGGGATGAAAGAAGAATTTAGACAACCTGAATATCATTGGGAAATACAATCCGCAAATATTAGTGAGCTATATGATAATGTATTACCAACAATTAATTTGCATAATACAACTCTTGATATAAAAACATTAAATAAATCATTAACCCGTGCTCTTACTTCAAATAATACACGACAAATAACTAAATTTCCTAGAAATTTAACACTACATCCTCTTTCATACGCAGAATTTAATATATCAAGATTACCCGCCCATATTGAAATAATAAATATGTTTAAAAATATTTCTTTTCCGTCAGATTTAGCCGTAAATTCCCAAAAAATTTATGAAATATTAGGTAATTGGAGAATATCAAATATGGGATTAGTTAATATACAATTATTTGATTCAAATACAGATATCAAATCCGGATATATGAGATTTCCTAATCGCCAAGATGTTGAAGAAAGAATTTTAAACTTTGTAACCGAAACTATTCAAATACAAAAAAAAATAGGAATGATTAGAAAACTGGAAAATAAAGGACAATTTAGACTAGGTTTTATGATTTTGGAAGCGGGAGCTTCTGAACTGTTTGCTAATGTGCCAGGAATACCTCATTATGATAGTCTTAGTATAGCTGAAAGAAGTATCCCTTTTTCACAGTCATCGACAGGTATCCAAAAACTATATAGTAAAAGAGATCAACTAAGAGGGGGAATTGTTTCTTTAATATATCCGGATAATACAAGTAAATTATCACAACCATCGATTGTTGTTGACAAGAATGGAAATCCTATAGCAGACACAAAGGATTCTTCAAGAAAAAGTAGAAAAACAAAATATATCAAGGGAAAATCATCTCCAGAACAAGTTCAAATGCACGACCAATCTCAAAGTGTTCTTCATGAAGCTCTTCCACGAGTCAAATCTGAAAGACTACTTAATTTACATATTATGCCTGTAATAAATGATGATTTTCCATTAAGAGAAGACCTTATACGAGAACACACAAATAAAGGAGGTAGGAGAAAAAAGAGAAAGAAGAGAAAGAAAACCCGCAAAAAAAGAAAAAAATAAAAACACAATATATGAAAGATTTTGGATATTGTGTTTGGTATATTCCAGAAAATGGCCCGTGGCATAGATTTACGAATGGCTTTACACCTCACGTTACAATTAAACACAGTTTAACATACTCAGACGCATTAAGATTATATTTAGCTATAAATCCAAAAATAATTGAAGTAGAATTAGACACAGCTCAAGTATCGATAGAAGATGATTTCTGGGCGTTATATTACAATTTGAAACCCATCGAAAACAAACCACAGTGGTATCCAAAAAATCCACATATTTCATTTTTATATCAATATAACGAACCTATTACATCGATACATGTTAATTATTTAAAACAATATTTAGTTCCTTATAAATCAAAACTCACAAAAGTAGCAATAGCCTACTGTAAAGGTCATTTTCGCAAATGGAAAATACTACAGATTAAATAATAATATAAAAATTATAATATATATTATTCAATATGGATAATTGGTCTTGTTATATTATTGAAAATAAAGGTTATACTTATGTAGGTGTATCAAATAATGTAAAAAAGCGATTAAGAGCTCACAACGGTGAAATAAAAGGCGGGGCAAAATATACAACAAGTAAAGGTAGTGGATGGAAACACATATGTGTAATACACGGATTTCCTACGAAAATAGAATCAATGCAATTTGAATGGGCATTAAAACATGTTCCACCAAGAAATGCGGGAGGAATAAAAAATAGAATAAAAAAACTACAAATATTATTACATAAGGAAAATTGGACGAGCAAATCTCCATTATCTGAAACAATGCCATTAGTTATAGAATGGATAGATCAATCATATAGACCAGATAACTTTTCTTTACCGGTGTATATCGAAGAAAAAATGATTGAAATTAAATAATATATATAAAACCATAATATATATTATCTATAATGGAAGAGTGTCTTATTTGCTTTCAAGAAAAAACTAAATTTTATATATCTCCTTGTAAACATAAATGGTGCATGGACTGTAATTTAAATCCAAAATTTCCTAGAAAATGTCCTTATTGTAGAATATGTGTTCCATTATCTCCGAAATCTAAAAAGAAAATGGAGAGAAATGAACGTATAAAAGAAACAAAAAAAATACTATATTTTGCGTTAGCTAACTCATCCCTAGGATATGGTGTTTAACAATTACTACAATCTTTGTTACAAGCCGTTCTACTATCCGGGCAACAACCATAACGAGTTCCTCTACATCCACCAATTAATCGACTTTTAGGATGATGATGATGATGTCTATGAGCTGGTATCGTGCGTGTTCTTAAAATAGAAAAAAATACAAATAAAGATACAATAGCTAAAATTCCAAATAAAAAATATTTTTTATTCATTATATTATACGACAAGATAATTTATGTAAATAATCTATTCATATTTCTTACTTCTGGTTTATTTTCCTCTTTTGTATACAGTTTTTCAATTAACGCATCATCTCTAATACGTAATGTATAATCACTTTGAGCACCTTTTCTACCCACACGTCCAAAAGCTTGAATCATTTTTTCCTGAGTCATATTTATTAGATCTTTACTCAAATAACCATGACAGAATTGATAATTTGTCCCATAAATATAATCACTTGATGCTATAATCAAATATAACTTTTGTTCTTCTGCTAATTTTTTCATTATATCCATATATTCTTTATTTTCATGCTTTACAAACACCCCAATTCCCATCAATAATAGAATTTTCCATTCCTTTTCTACATTTAAATACATAATCTTCTCAACTACATCATCTTCTATATCACTGCTAAATGATTTACTTGTATTTTTTTCCTTAGACCATTCTCTAATATGGGCCTCACTATTAGGAATATATTTACTACTTAACTCTATAGTTTGTATCTTAGCCTTTAAGTAAGCAACTCGTTTCAAATAAGCTTGATAAATTTTAAATTCATCAGATTTGATATTTTTAGAATGATCTTTTGCTAGTGTTTCACTACCAATTTTATCTTTTCGATGTTCCTCTGCTTTTTCCACTTCTTCTAATTCTAACATATATTCTTCATTTTCAGCCATAATTTCCAAAATATTATCTAACTCATCCTCTGGAATATTGCTTACTCGCAAATAAAACATTGCTGTCTTTTTAACATCTTGTGTTAAGAATATAGTTGGTCCTTCTGTTAAACTATAAGAATCCGTTGTAGTTATTTTAATAACAGAATCATACATTTTTCGATTTTTTTCTTGAAAATATTTATAAATATCACTCCAGTTATCTTTCACTAACGACAAAAGTCTCAAGTAATATATTTTTAAACTAATTATTTCAATATCTTCAAAATTATCAAAATAGTTTTCCAATAAATATTGACCTGAAATATACTTTTTTTTATTTACATAAATTATGAATTTAATCATCTCATTTACATCAATATGTCGCAATATTGTTTTATTCTTCTCAATATGTCTAGCACACTTCTTAAGTTTTTTAAATTTTTTAAATAAGAAGTGAGGCATTACTATATTACCGTTAGCATCTAAGATTGGTATCGATTTCTTACATTCATAACTAATAATTTCTTGAACATTATTAGTATTAAATTTGTTATTAAAGTAAGCAGTCATAGGCATGATATCTTCTTTATTGGGTAGTGTAGCTGAAGACAATACAACATTTGGAATTTCATTTTGTTTCCAGTTTTTTTGTAAAATTTGATGAAATGGATGATTTTCATAATCAAGTGTAATAGTTGGTTCATCCCAATACCAAATAATATCACTTGGTTCATTAAAAGCCAACATATAATTCATAGCTGGTAAATATGATTGAATATCCGTAATTATTACTTGAGCCTTTTCACCATTACTATTATCCACCCTGAAAATACCTCCCGTTCTTCTATTTTTTACATAATCCTTAGCAGCGAAATAATGAAGTCTAATATCTCCCGAATCAATACATCCAAAAGCAATAGCAATAGGAATTTCCATACTAATTAAGGCTTTTGCTAACTGAAGACCAATATGTTTTGCCGCACAGGTAAATATAATTTTATTTCCTTTTGCTAATCCTACCGGAGACATAGTTTTACCTGTGCCTGTTGGAGCCTGGTATAGTATCAGCTTTGCTCCTTTTCTATAAGTAGCTTCAAATAAATCTGCTTGATGTGAATACAGTTTCATATCAGCAAATCTAAATAAATCAATATTTTTTTCTATATGACTTAGTGCATTTTTTATCAGTTTCTTTTTAGATACCTCACTTTTATATTCAACTAATACCTCATGTACAAAATACAATATATATTTATTAGTATAAGGAATTTTATTTTTCATAAGCTGAGTAAGACTATAATAATTTTTACTATTAAAACCCTCATTAAAGAATTGATAAATATTTTCAATTAATATAAACTCAAATATAACATCACGCACATCATCAATCTTTCTAGATAAACTATTTATTCTTATAATATCTGCCTTTTTAATCGTTTTTTTCTTTTTTGTTTGCCTTCTAATTTTAATAGACAAATCAAATTTTTTAATAATTTTTTTACATAAGCTTTGAAAATATTGTTCGTATAAATAATAGTGAAACGAATCATCATCGTTTCCTATTTTCATAAATCCCAATAGACTCATAGAATCATTTTGAGAATAACCCGTGTTTCCATACGCATTATAAATAATATTTAATATATTTTTTTCCTTTACGTCTACAGGAACTTCTAGAAATTCCCATTCACTTTTAACAAGTTTTTGCTGTGTAAGATCCATGTTTATAATAATAATAATTTACACGTATATAATTAATTCAATTTTATATATAAATAAATTGAATTAAAAAAATACCTCTTTAACATAATATATCCAGATGTATATCTTTACAGTAGACGGAAATATCGGAAGTGGTAAATCCACACTTATCAAATTAATGAAAAAACAATACAAGTTATTTGGAAACAAGAAAATTTACTATTTGCCTGAACCAGTAGATATTTGGGAAAGTATAAAAGATAAAAATGGTAAAAATGTTATAGAAAGTTATTATGAAAACCAAATTAAGTTTGCTTTTCCATTTCAAATGATGGCTTATATTTCAAGGGTTCATCAAATAAGAGAAATTATGAATAGTTGTGATGATAATACAATAATTATTTGTGAACGTTCTGTATATACAGATAAACACGTTTTCGCAAAAATGTTACACGATAATGGAACTATGAATGATATTGAAATACAAATTTATAAAAAATGGTTTGATGAATTTGTAAAAGATTTTCCTTTTTCAGGAATAATATATGTAGGAACTGAACCTAATAAATCATTAGAACGAGTTAAAATTAGAAATAGAAAGGGAGAAACCATTCCATTAAGTTATCTAGAATTATGTCATAAATATCATGAAGAATGGCTTAATGATAGTTCTATTCCTGTTTTAAAATTAAATGGAAATACAGAATTTATAAATGCTATACCAGAAGATTGGCAGTTAGCAATAGAAACATTTATTAAAACACAAAGTAAAATAGAAATATATGATGATTATCTACATACACTCGTAACCTGTTAATCTACATCATTTGTTAAATAATAGTTATTAAATATAGATTTCCCCTTAAATTTTAATATATCTGTTTCTTGTTTACTCGTGGGAAAATTTTCATAACCATAAATATCTTGTAATAATAACCATTCAAATAAACCTCCTGGATATATAAATACATTTATAAAGCCTAATCCTATTAATTGATCATATTTTTTCATTAAATTTGGAGCATTTGCATTTTCATCATAAACAATTATATTTATATTCTGGTTTTTTTTTATTAATGTATTTATTAACTCTTCTTCTTTATCGATTGGTAAAGTATTCTTAATTAATACTTCTTGTCTTGAGCTATTCAACGTATTGATAAGTATGAATTTATTTTTATTTTTCATACTATATTGAACATCTTCAAAATTAACTTTTCTTGTAGATGTACTATTTCCCATTATAATAATTATTAAATAAAATAATTGATTTTTCTTTATTATTTTATTTAATTAATTTGATTTAGATATCCTAATTAATTTCCAGTATGGAAAATCTTCTTGTAAATATGCTTGTTTTGTAACTATATAATTTTCTCCTGCCTTATAGAATCTACCACTACTATTAGCAGAAGATAAATTTGATTTACTAGGCATTGATATTATAAATGGAGAACCATCCATAAAAAGTAAATAATCTCCATTGGTTGGTAATCCATATTTTGTAGGATCATAACAAAAATCTCTACCACCACCCATTAATCCATTACTTCTAATACCTGGTAACGAATATGGATCTTGTGCACATTTTAAATTCCCAGCACAATCACTATCTCTATCACAATCTCCCTGGCCTTCTGGTTCATTCCTTAACCAATCATTCCAACCTTTCCATGTTGCATTTACTGGATCTCCTCCTAATTTTGTACCTGGAACACCTAAACAAGCTTTTTTGAAATCAGCCCATCTAGAATTCCACACTTCTTTATTCGTTTTTACAAAGTTCCAAAAAGGGAAATATTCCATTTCATACATTTCTTTTGTTAAAATATATCCAGGTTTCCACGCCATTCCTTTTTTCCAAGTTTGATTATTATTTGTTATTGGTAATATTGATTTAAATCCACCTCCGCTATTTCCTGAAAAATTTAATGCTCCATTTTCTAATTTAATATATTCTGTTACAGTCATCATTTGAACGAAATCTGTCCAACATGGTTTATTCCAAGGAATTGTAGGCTTAGTTCCCATACAATATTCATTATATTCAATTAAAGAGTTGAAGTCGTTTTTTGGTGTTTGAGACATACTATTAATTTTATTTTTCATAAATCTCACTTTACTAGCCAATGTTGAATTAGACCAATAACTAGAATCAGTCATACCCTTTTTCCAATCACTATTGCTTTCCAGCCAATTTTGTGAATTTTCAGGATAAAATTTACCATTACTATTACAACCTTGTTGTTTAAATAACTTAGTAGCGCATTTTGCAGGTCTTGGATTAAATCGTGTTTCACACGGGTCTACTTGTTTTCCATAACACTTTTGAGTATATTTATCTGATTCTTCATAATTTTCTCCTGTATTAGCATAAGTAGAATATTGTTTCATATTATCACCTGCTAATATGTAAGAATGAGAATTCCACCATTTATAATCTTCCTGGTCATTTACTCTTTCCTCCAAATTACCATTACATCCAGAACGACCCCATAAACTATTTAAACAATCTTGACTATGAGGACCTGTTTTCCAAGTCGGGGTTAAACACGGAAATTTTTCTTCAAATTTTTTACATTCTTCGGGTCCATAAAGTAAATCTCCTTTAAATGGAAAATCGGTAGTTCCGCCACCACAAGCAACACAAGCTTTATTACCTGTTAAATTTTGATAAGTATAACCATTTCCCCATGCCTTACAATTACTTCCTTTTGAATATTCTTCACAATCATATACTTTCCCATCACGGTCGTGCCATTTACGACTTTCTCCAAATTGACTTGGTAACTTTGTTTTTAAATCTTTCTTTTCAACAAAACGAGTATCGCCAGCAGCCAATATTTCTTCTTTCCAATTACACTTATCATCATCATACTTGGTTCCAAATCCACCTCCAGGTAAGTTTTTCTTCACCATACCTTTTGCTTTAGTAGGACACCATCCACATATACTTTTTTCTCCACCAGTATCTCCACAATCCTTCATATCATTACAAATTGCTTGTTCTTTTTTCTTTTTACACTGAAAAGCAGCCTCTTGACCTGGTTTTACCCAATTTTTACCACATACATCCGCTGTAGGTCCACTGGCATCTCCATATAAAATTTTATTTGTTTCCCAACAATAACCGCATCCGCTATCTGCTGTTATTTGGTCACAATCTAATGTTTTATTAATAATACGGCATTTTTCTATTTTTTTCCCAATAGAGCTTGTATCAACATGGGCAGAAGGATTTGTATCAAGTAAATTTTTTTTTTCAATATCTAATTTTTTAAATTTTACGTCCCCTGATAATCCTGGTGCTGTTTGAGGAAACCTGCGATGCGACCAATATTTGTCTTGAGTATCCAGATAATTTTTCTGTCTACTTTCAGCTTCTCCGAAAATAATACTATTATCTAATCCCTCATATATTGATTTTTTCATAAAATATCTTATTACTAATAATACTATAAAAATACCTATTACAATATAGCCTAAATTTAATTTCATTTATATATATTTAATTATTATTTTATTTTATATAAAACAATAATTAACTAGGTTGAGCAACTAAACTATAACTCACTTTTGAACTCTGTAACATATGTCCCTGTCCTCTAGTTTGTGCCCAAATTCTTACTGCCCTTATTTTTTTATTAGGTAAATTAGGTATATAAGTTGAAATAGGAATCATAGGTCCGGCTACAGACTGTGTATAATAATTACATCTAGTACAATATCTAGTTCTCCAAAAACCACCGTTCCAAAAGGCCCAATTCCAATATCTACCACAACTATATCTACTACAGCGTCTCTTCCTAACGTTTCTAACAGAACGTGGTGCTTTTAAAACTGTTTGATATACTGTTTCACCATTCATACCTTCTAATCTAATATAAATACCCCAAGTTGGATTACCCCATCCCTGGTCTTTCATTACTGCTGAAAAATTTAAATTTAGTGGATACATTGGTGAGAATTGTTCATAACGAATGGTTATATTATCCCATCGGCCAGATGTAGTCCTAACCATTGCTCCACTCCGTGAACTCCCCCTGCCTCTAAAAGTTGAAGGCCATGCAAAAGTTCTAGCAATTGTTATTGGGTCTTTATATTTTTTATTTTTCCAAACATCATATCCACTATTAGCATTTCCTATTTTATATTGTTGAACCCCATAACTTAACCAACATTTATGTTGTTCTGCTGGAAATGCTTCACTTGTATTTAAAGGCACTATCGCAAATTTACAATCTCTATTTGCTTCACAAACATCTTGACATTGTTTTGCTGTTATATTACTATTTATTAATTTCATTCTATTCACGTAAAATCCTTCTTTATTATCATTCATAGCAGAATCAAAAATACCTAACAATCCTAAAATAGATAAAAAGAAAAACGAATAAATTAAAAATCCTTCTATATCTTGATAATTTTTGATGTAAATACCCATTATACCAAATAAAGCTAATATATTCCAAGAATATCCTGGTATTAAGCCTATCGAATAAAATACTAATACTGTTATGGTCACTGCTAAAATTCCTTTTCCAATATCTGTTATATTCATACTTATATTAATATGTTATTTTATTTATAAACATATTAATTTCATTCATAAAAATTTGGATTCAAACAAGGTTTTTGTGCACAAGCTTTATATTTAGTAGTAGCAGGGCACGGTCTTCCACCAAACTTAGCAGGATATAATATAGGTCTAGTGCTATTCTGACTACCGCCGCCACAACTTTTAGTACAACTACTCCATGCACCCCATTCTCCAACAACGCAATCTCTAGGTGGAGGAAATTTATATAATACATCTGCGACTGCTTCATTACAAGTTCTTTTACATCCAGATTTTAAATCTCCACAAGCTTCTTTTATAGATAATTGTCCCTTAGAATATGTTGTTTTTAAAGTTGTTTGTCCAGTTGGGTTAATACCCGGCCATCCCCAACCTTCTGCCTGTTGTTCCCTTGATTTTGAAGACCTTTCTACTTTTTCTTTACTATTAACTGTTTGTCCCCATTGAACTACTGAAGAGCCCCCAATATTTGTAAATGAAGTCCACATAATAAAACAAGATTCTCCATTTATCTTTGTAACAACCCCTTCATAATTTAAAGGAAATAATAATTTCGTAACTGTGCAACCAGTTGTTATAGGTGGAGGAGGCGGAGGTGTGGTTCCTAAACATATCATTGAAGCGTCTGCTCTTGTCCCGTAATCTGCTGCTTCTCCTATTAATTTATTTACTCTATTAATAGTTTTTTTGTAATCATTAGAATTCGTAGAATTAGAAAATGGATAAGTAAATCCAGGAATATTCCAAGCTGCCTGATTTTGGCTATATTTTGATATATCTCCTACGTGTTGTTTTGAACCAGAAACTCCTTGTTCTATTTTTTTAAACCCCTTTCCATTTGTATCACATCCAGATTCTAAAAATTCTTTTTTCAAACATTCTGGGTGAGGAACTCCTTCCCTACTAAATTTTGGATCACATGGATCAATGTTATCATGATTACCAAAACAGATATCACTATTTTGAACTGCTGTATTATAAACATTGTCTCTTGTTTTAGTATTTGTATTATTCATTATTTCACCGGCTTCTTTATAAGACATCCTTATTGCTTCACCTAACTGTAATGGTGTCTTTCCATAAGGAGTAGCATCAGTACAACCTGAATTTTTCCATAATTTTCTCACGCATTCAGCACTATGTGGACCAGATAAATAGTAAGGTGTAATACAAGGATGATCTTTTAAAAATTGTCCACATTTTTCAGCAGATAATAATCCATATCCATCACCACCACAAACATCATCGCTGTATTTTGGAACTAATTTACCACCTACTTCTTTTTTCACCATTCCGGTTCCTGTTGTGGGACAAAATCCACAAATATCTGCTGCTTCGCCATATAAATCTCCACAACTTTTTATTTTGGAACAAATTGCTTTTTCACGTAATTCTTTACATTTTTCTTTATTGTTTGTCCATGCTTTTTTAGGACATACATCTGGTGCAGGACCATCTTTACCCCCATAACGAAATTCTTTATCGTAAGCACAATAACCACAATCGCCCTGATCACCTTCTTGAAGCTGGTCACAACTTGTTAAAACTCTACATTGCGTTATTTTTTTATCCATTTCTGTTTGACTTCCTGTTATTTCCGGAGTATATGTTTGTAATTTTTTATCATTATCTAATTTAAACCATTTATTTACTTCAGGGTCTGTTCTTAATAAACCTGCTCCAATTCCGATACTTCGCAAACCCCAATAATCATTCTGTTTATTTAAAAAAGATCGTTCTCCTGCTTCTAATACCGCACTGCTAAACCCTTCTTTATCTTTTAAACTCATATAAATTTGACATATAAGAACAACTAATAATGTAACTCCTAAAATCAAAATTAATTTCATATATAATTAGTTTATATAAAATTAATTTACTTAAAATCAACGATTATTTCTACTTGTTCTTTTTTAATGCTTTTAGAAGCAGATATAGATAATTCTTCTCGTTTTTTCCGTGTTTTCTTTATCTTTACTTTTCTATTTTTAGCTGTGCTATTTCTATTGTCTTGGTCTTTTTTAATATCATTAAAATTCTTTTCAATATAATCTAAAATTTTATATTCTAGAACCCATTTGAAAAAATTTAATTGTCCAATTGTTGTTTGAATAACACAATCATTTTTATATGGAATAGTAATTCTATCCCAACGACAAAATGGATCAAATCGTTTCTTGCTGTATGCCTTTAATTTTAGTTTATAATCAATATAAACTTTAAATCTTTTTTCTACGCCATAACTGTCTTTTAATAAATAAACAGTATAATATTTCTTCGAATAATTTGTAGCGAACCAATCTACCAATCTTAATGAAACTGTTGATTCTCCATTAATTATTGGTAGAATTTTTTCCATATTTCCATCTTTATTATAAAATTCTAATAATTTTTTCAATAATAAACTGTTCTGTGTAGATAACCCTGAACTCATATAATGTAGTATTTTAATCTGTTTTTAAATACTTATTATTGCTACTATTTATATTACTATTTTGTGGTCTTAGGAAATTATCTTGAACTCTTAAATCTTCTAAATAATTATTACTTTCCATAAATGGGTTGCCTAGATTTGCTATTTTATCTCTTTGAGTCATACGTTCACTATTTAATTCACGTATATTCATTTCATAATTTGTCTCATGTTTTATTACCAATTCTTCTTCTATTGGAATTATTTCTTTTCGTGTATCAATACGTTCAAATCTATTTGTTTTCTTGAATTCTTCACTTTTTTTTGGTGTCCATTTACTAATTTCATATTGTTGCGCAAAACGTACCTTTTTACTCATTTATATGTTAGTGTGGAAAAATTGAAAAGTTTTTAACACATAATAATTCGTTATATCAAATATGGAAGACCTAAGTGAAACCTATCCACCACAACTTACTATAGCTATATATGAAAAATGGAGTAAGAAATCACACGGAATAAAACAAGGTGAAGAAGATTATATCAATTATTTCAATACAAAAAATCTAGCATTATGCTCTTTTAACAAGGAAGATCTAATATATGATGGAACTATTGATTGTATAGATTTTATTCACTACGTAAGAGGGTTGGAGCCAGAAAGAACCTTTGAAATTAATACAATTATTATGTATAGATACAAAAATAGAGATTTCTGTTTTAAACATAATGGAGTTGAAAAATTTCAAAAACTATGGCGTAAATTTCATTATCAAACTATGCCTAGATACAAAAATATTCGCAATTTACAATATAGAAGTATATATGGTAAATTTAAAAAACAAATTTAAAATAATTTCATACTATTTGTAATAGTAGCGCAAGTTGACTGAGGAATTTTACCTTCCTTACAATCAACTTGTAACTCACTAGTAAATGACCTTTTTTTTAATTGAGTCCAAGCAGTATTCCTATGTCCTACGCTACCAACTAATCCTAACAATGCCGCTCCTTCATTCATTTTAACACCATTTACTATTCTACTACCTTCTCTTGACCCACCGGTTCTTTCAGTTAATACTCTTTTTGGTACTTTTCCACTCATTTATAATATAATTTAATATTAATTTTTTTTGATTATTTTCATTTGCTTGCTAAATTTAAATTTTTTATCATCCATTGTTCTTCGTTTTAAATTGCAACTTAAACAACTTATTACTACATTTTCTGTAATATGTCCTATACTATTATCAAGTCGATCTAATGTCCATTGTTTTGGTTCTCTTACGTTTTCATAAACCAATAGCATATCTTCCATACAATAATAACATTTCATCTTGGATAAAACTAACTTGTCTATACATTCGTCTATTTTTATTAATTTTTCTTCATTTAATTTATCTTTTTTTATGTCCTGCATCCGATAACTTTTTATTTTTCTCTCCAATTCTTTTTTTACAAATTTATTACCAGAAAACTCTTCATTAGTACACAACTTTTTTACTAATTTAAGTTGATTTTCTTTTAATAGTTCTTTTTTTTCAGCTAGTTTGTTTAGAATCTTGCGTTTTCTTTCTTCTTTTGGTTTAAAACTATCTACATTTCGCTTACCAATAATTTTAATAGATTTCATATAAATTAAAACAATACTATAAAAAATGGATATAAACTTTTCAGAACATTATATATATATATACACATGGCCGAAGAACCTAAAAAAGAAGAATGTCTTGAATTAAAAAATATAAAATATCAAACTATGCTATTAAACAATAATACTAAAATATACGAAACCACGCCTAATACAAGCAACATTGAACGATTTTTAGAAAAAGAATTAGAGATAAATATAAATAAACCATGGACAAAACTTGGTAAAGGTTCAAAACTTAAAAAAATAAATGAGTATGTAATTAGTTATTCTAATGAAAAAGATTATACAGAAGAGCAGACGAAAAAATTAAAACGTTATTTATTAAGCTGCTTAGAAAGAAAAAAATTACAAAAAACAAAAGATGTTACATATTGTATACAAACAAATAAAATATTAGCTATCCCAGCACTTACTTTTAATGATAATACTCGTAAATTTACATTAAGAAAAAATGAAAAGAAAACCCCCAAGACAAATAATACAAAAAATAAAACAACTAAGATACGTCGAAAAAAAACTAAAATTGATAAAAATAATAAAGAATAAATGTTATAATACTATATTATGACTAATGTCTTTTGGAACGATTTACAATGTCTTAAAGATATACTTGATGAATTAGAAGCACCAAATACTGTTATAAATGATAAGGATATTGAAGATTTTAAAGAAAGTGTTTGTTATATTGTTAACGATGTAATTAATAACAATATATCTATTTATAGCGATAAACATTTCGATGAAATCTTATTTGAAAATGTATTAAGTAATGTAAAAAAATCATACTGTGATGTTATTAATTTATTTGATTTTGATGTTGAAGGGCAAGTATGGGATGCGATAGAAATATACTGTTATAAACATAATGCTTTTAGATCATATAGTAATACAACCATAATAAATAAACCAGACAATAAAAAAGTTAAAAAGTTAGTAACGGAATATATTAACACCCCTCAATTAGAACAAAGATCGAAGGAATGGTTTGAATTTCGCAGAAGCGGATTATCTGCTAGTGATATTTGGAAAGCGATAGACAGTCAATCAATGCAAAATAGTTTAATTTACAGTAAATGTAAACCAATGAATATGAAACTATCAAAATCTACCAATATTAATACCGCTTTTCATAATGGACATTTATTTGAACCATTGTCTATTATGCATTATGAATATGATTTTGATACCATAGTAGGAGAATTCGGTTGTATGGCTCATAAATCATACCCGTATCTTCTTGCTTCTCCAGATGGTATAAATATTAAAGAAGGTAATGATAGGTATGGAAGAATGGTAGAAGTCAAAAATCCTACAACACGCCAACTTACAGGTATACCAAAAAAAGAATATTGGATTCAAATGCAATTACAAATGGAAGTTTGGGATTTCGAAGAATGTGATTTTCTAGAAACTGTATTCAAACAATATGAGACTTATCAAGAATTTTTAGATGATGGAGATAGTTTTACAAGAACTGCTAACAATAAACGAAAAGGAATTATTATACGATTTTATGATGGCGAACAACCTATTTATAAATATTCACCGGTTGATATTTCAAAAGAAGAATTCAATATTTGGTATGATAAAACTTTAGACGAATCAAATGATTTAAATTTCGTATGTAAAATTTACTGGTATTTAAAGGATTATTCGTGTGTATTAGTTCCAAGAAACCGAAAATGGTTCAATCATAGTCAACCAAAATTAAAAAGTATATGGGATACTATTGAAAAGGAAAGAGTTGAAGGATATGAACATCGTAAACCTAAAAGTAAAAGAAAAAAAAAATTAACACCTAATTCATTAATTAAATTAGAAGAAAATGCTAAAAATCTATTTGCTAGTTGTGGCTTGATTGATAGTCCAAAAATGGATAAAAATCAAAATATTGTTATTAAAGTAAGAACAGAATCATTCGACGCAAAATCTAACTAATAAACATTTGAAACATTACTGCAGAAAAATCCAACACGACGACAATTAAATCCTGGTTCTACTACATTTTTATTTTCATCTTCTTTTAATTCGTCATTAGCAAATCGATATGCTTTTTCGGCATCTAATATCGAACCCTTTACTAATACATCTTCATATACATTTGGATAGTTCTTTGTTGAACATATAAAACCTTCTTTAGTATAACCTGATAAAACTAATGCTAAACATAAAATAGCACTTAAAAATAAAAGCTTGTTTAATAAGTTTTTCATTATAAATTATATATTTATTTTTTTTAAAACTTAATATTAAATTAAAACAACCACTTAAAATTTATAATATAAATTATTTTATATTATGAATACTGAAGATTGTGTAACTAAGCGAAACGGTAAAACTGAAAATATTTCTTTTGATAAAATTCTTAAAAGGCTAAAAGCACTTGGAAAGGGAGAACTAAATGTTAATTATACTGGATTAGTTCAAAAAGTTATAGATAGACTGTACAATAAAATATCTACCATATTAATTGATGAATTAACAGCTCAACAATGCGCTTCTCTTGCTACAACACACCCTGATTATGGTGTATTAGCCAGCAGAATTCTTATTTCTAATCATCACAAAAACACAAATCAAGACATGTATAAAGTTTCTAAAAAATTATATGATTTTAAAGATATTCACGGAGTTCATCATCCAATTATTTCGAAAGAACAATTTACTATTATAAAAAACAATAAACAAAAAATTCAATCAATGATTGATTACGAAAGAGATTATTTTATTGATTATTTTGGATTTAAAACATTAGAAAGAGCATATTTACTTAGAATTAACAAAGTTATTGTAGAACGTCCACAACAAATGTGGATGAGAGTTGCTATCGGTATTCACAAAGATAATATGGATAAAGTTGAAGAAACTTATAATTATATGAGTCAAAAATATTTTACCCACGCAACACCAACTCTTTTTAATGCTGGTACTCCAAGACCACAATTAAGTTCTTGTTATTTAATTGCTATGGAAAGTGATAGTATTAAGGGTATATATAATACCTTATCTGACTGTGCTGCTATTTCAAAATGGGCAGGAGGAATTGGTTTACATGTTCATAATATACGAGCATCCGGTTCTCATATTCGCGGCACTAATGGTACTAGTAATGGCCTTGTACCTATGTTGCGTGTATTTAATAATACAGCTAGGTATGTAGACCAAGGTGGTGGAAAAAGACACGGATCATTTGCTATTTATCTTGAACCATGGCACGGTGATATTTTTGAGTTTTTAGAAATGAAAAAAAATCATGGAGATGAAGAAATGAGAGCACGTGATTTATTCTATGCTTTATGGATTCCTGATCTCTTTATGAAAAGAGTAGCACAAAATGCCGATTGGACTCTTATGTGTCCTGATGTCTGTCCCGGCCTAAGTGATTGTTATGGTGAAAAATTTGAAAAGTTATATACAAAATATGAAGATGAAGGTAAAGGTATTAAAACTATTAAAGCACGTGATGTTTGGTTTAGAATTTTAGATTCGCAAATGGAAACAGGAACACCTTATATGCTTTACAAAGATGCTTGTAATTCCAAATCTAATCAAAAAAATCTTGGAACTATTAAATCTAGTAATTTATGTACTGAAATTGTAGAATATAGTAACGATGAAGAAACCGCTGTATGTAATCTAGCATCCATAGCATTAAGTAAATTCATTAAAGAAACTGTATCGCCATTTACAAAACCCATTACGGTATATACAAAAAATGACTGTAAATGGTGTGACCTTCTTAAATATTTACTTAATCGTAAAAATATCGAATATAATCAAGTTATAATTGATCCATCCATGTTTGAAGACTATAAAAAACAATTTAATGTTGAAACTCTACCACTTCTTCTACACGGTGAAGAAAAAATAGGTGGATATGATAATACACTTAACTTACTAAGAAATCAATTTGATTATGAACTTCTTCATAAAGTTACCAAGATTGTTACACGAAATCTCAATAATGTTATTGATATTAATTTTTATCCAACTGATAAAACTAAAAATAGTAATATGAAACATAGACCAATAGGAATTGGTATTCAAGGTCTAGCAGATGCATTCGCAAAAATGGATATTCCTTTTCATAGTGACCTAGCAAAACAAATTAATAAAAATGTTTTTGAAACTATGTATCACGCAGCGTTAGAGGCTAGTATGGAAGCAGCTCAAAAAGAAGGACCATATAGTTCTTTTAAGGGTTCTCCTGCTTCACATGGAATTTTACAATTTGATATGTGGAATGTTACTCCTTCCAATCGTTATGACTGGGATAGTCTTAAATTGAATATTTCCGAACATGGCTTACGCAATTCTCTTCTTCTAGCACCCATGCCTACTGCTTCTACATCTCAAATTTTGGGAAATAATGAATGTTTTGAGCCGTTTACCAGTAATATTTATGTTAGACGAACAATTGCTGGTGAATTTGTATGTATCAATAAATTCCTTCTTAAAGAGCTAATTGATTTAGGATTATGGACGGATGAAATTAAGAATAGTATTATCAGACAAAATGGTTCAGTTCAAAATGTTAAGGGTATTCCCAAAGGATTACAGGAGAAATATAAGATAGTATGGGAAATTCCTATGAAACATATTTTAGAAATGTCTGCTGATAGAGGAGCATTTATCTGTCAGAGTCAAAGCACTAATTTATGGATGAAAGAACCATCATACAAGAAACTGACTGCTATGCATATGTTTGCGTGGAAGAAAGGACTTAAAACCGGTATTTATTATCTACGCACAAAAGCAAAAGCTGCTCCTCAGCAATTTACAATTGAGCCTGATAAGAAGACATCAAATGTAGAGGAAGAGGAAGATTGTTTAATGTGTGGTTCATAATTTTCTAATGAATATATATCATGAGTTTAATACCAGACTTAAAATTAAAACCACTAGAAGAAATTATAGGTGATAAAAAGGAAGAAAAAAAACAAGAAGAAGGAAGAGCCATTTTACCAGCTAGATGTGAAAATTGCGGAAAAATTTATTACGTGCGTGAAGGACGAGAAAGCTATGAATATGAAAAAGGAAAACCACTAGGATTTTGTAGCGGAGAATGTAGAGGGATGTTCGATTTGGACCCTCTAAACAGTTATACTTATCAAATGATAAATGATGATGACTCTTCTGATGATGAAATGGATCAAGTAAAAATGGATGAAAATGATGCTGCGATAACAGGAGGAATGCGTGGTGGAGCTACAGAAATAACCGATAATACTTTAGAAAAAAAACTTATTGATGCTACTGCTCCGTATAATGAAAAGGCCGCAAGAAACGCACAAAACTTCGCAAAAGCTTCCATAGAAGTAGGAAAAGCTATATTAGACCAATTAAAACTTGATCCAGTTGCTTTTATAAATAAAGCAAAAAATTTAGGTATCAAAATTACAGAAATTACAAAAGAAGGTATATTTCTTTTATTTCCAGGTGATAATTCTATGGGTGAATCTGTAGATAAACTTATTATGTCGGGATCAAAACTATATTTCCTTCCTGTGCGTATTTTAGGAACGATAGCAATAACAATATTTTTATCTATGTTTGATGTTTTCATTCCTTTAAAGTTTTTGGAAAAAATACATGGATTAAAACCATTTATTGATTTAATAATGAAATATTCTTCTATTGTTCCTACTATTTTAAAAAATCTTAAAATACCAAATTTAAGTCTTGGTAGTTTAATTGATAGTGATGTTATGGACGCTTCTTTTCTAAGAAAAGGTTCCAAATATGAATATAAACCTACTAGAAATACAGATGGTGGAAGGAAAAAAAAAAGAAAAACTAGGCGTAAAAAGAGAAGAAAAAATTAATTCATTAATTAATAAATATTGAATTAATTACAATCCACACATATTGTTGTAATAATCGGTAAGTTCAACATGTTTTACACCATCAAATATATCCTTTTCATAAATCATTTGATGTAAACAACGAAACGTAACAAACACATCAATCATAGAATTATGTAAATTATTAGGGATAGTTTCAAATAACTCTTGATGTAGTTCCATAAGCTTTGGGGGTTTTTTATATTTTGTCCCTGGTTTAAATTTACTAGGAAGCCAAAAGTTCGTCCACAATAATCCCTTCTTCATAGTACAGTATTCTATCTTGCGATGACGACCTAACCAATTAATAGTTCCATTTCTACAATATTCTGCTTGTAATACTGAGTTATCAAACTTCAAATTATGACCTACTAATATATGACAACTCAACCACGCTGCTGTAAATTGACGCAATACTTCATTTATGTCTTCTCCTTTTTCATTTGATATCTCTTTTGTAATACCATGTATATCGCTACACACTTTTGGAATTTCCACATCTTCTGGAATTTTTATAATATGATCTTCTATCTGATCTATTGTATTTTTTCCATCATCATAAATAAGCCAACTCAATTGAACTACATGAGGAAATAAATAATGTTGTTCGGGCTTGGCGTTCCTTTCTTTAGGAAGACCTGTTGTTTCAGTATCAAATATGCAGTAGCGCACCATTATATTATTATTATAATAAGCTTTTTAAACCTATTATAAAAATCAATTTTCAAAAAAAATTTATTATATACCAACTTAATTACTCAAAATGGCTTGAAGATTTCAAATTCTGGTTGGGAGATAATACAAGTTTCTGGTGTGTCTTTATAAATATGTAAGTGTAGTATATCCCAATTACAATTAGTAGCTCTCATAGTAAAAGTGAAATCTCCTTTGTTATTAACACACATTATACAACTATCTAGAAGAACCGGAGACATATCAAAGAAACTAAACTTTTTTACATAGGGTGGAATATCAAATAATGTTGGAAATGGATTTCCCAAACTATTTAAATCTTTTTCTACAGTAGCAATAGCACAATCATTTTGAACCATCAACACCGCAAATCTAATACAAGTTCCTTTCGAATATTGGTTACTATACCAATTTGATGTAATATACTGTCCAAATAATTTTTGTGTTTGAAATTCTGTTAATAGAAATCTTCTATTCGGAACAGACCAAATATTATTACCAAGCTTGGATGTCGCATTAATAGCAAATATAAACTTAAAACCTTTATAACTTTTTCCAGAATCTTCTGCCGCACTATCGGCCGATTGATGAATTTGGGGTGAATGCGCGAAAGAGCTCATTTATGTATATAAGTCAAGTGTTGTTTTAATAGTATTAATTTAATAATTAATATTATTTCAATTTTCTACCCTATTGCCCTTCTAATACTATTTCCTTGCTTGTTTTACATAATCCAAATGATTTACGATGGAATTTAGTACAACCATATTGTCTTATTCCATCCAAATGTTGCTTTGAAGCATATCCTTTATTTGAACGTAATCCATAATATTCGTCTAACTCATGGTATTTATCGCACATTTCTTCTACATATTTATCCCTTGATACCTTAGCCAATATAGAAGCAGCTGCTATAGAAGCATATTCATTATCACCCTTTACCACTGTTGTATGGTTTATAAACTTACCACTAGGAGAACAATATGGTTTAAAATAATTACCATCTACTAATATGTGTTCTGGTTCTACTAGTAATTTATTTAAAGCATCATGCATAGCATTATAATTAGCAACATAAATATTATGCTTGTCTATATATTTCTCATCTTTATATTCAACTACCCAATCAATCGCATTTTCTTTAACATAGTCAAAAGCCATTAATCTTTTTCGCATTCCTAATTTTTTACTATCTTTAATAAACTCTTGTGAAAACGTTTCGTCTGGTGGTATAATTACACCAGCCACATATACTCGTCCAAACATTGGGCCGCGACCTGCTTCATCCATTCCAACTTCTAATAAATCTTTTACGCAATATGTTTTTAACATCTATCTTACTATTACAAGAAGTTTTTAAATTATTTTAATATTCACTTATTGATTCCCCTTCTTCGTCAATTCTTGATAATACTATATTTCTAGGAGGATGTAAACGTTCATATTCTCGTTGATTCATAGTAAAAAAACTTTTAGGTCTGCCTATTTCTATTTCTCTAGGAAAATTTTCATATTCTTCTTTAATTTTTTTATAAGCTATATATTCTTCATAACAAATGGTTCCCGCAAATAATGTTCCACATCCTAAATAATATGATAAACATAAACATAAACACCATTCACCACAATCCATATATTAAATAGTTTATTATTTATAAATTATTTAATAATTAATTTAATGATCCAACACACATTGAATAATAAAGACGATTAATGAAATATAAAAGTAATGGTTGTGAAATAACTACAGCCATATCGCCAATAGACATTTTGTTTTTACCTTTAATTAAAGAAGATAATATAGTTAATGCTCCCATGCAAGTTAATACAAAGAAAATAACAGAAAGATAGTAAAAATAATCGCAATATTTTGCACTTAATGGTTCGAATAAATCTTGAATTTTCATCATTATATAATAAATCAAGATTATATTTCTGTTAAAGAAATATTTATTTTATTTGTGTTTATATCAATCAAACTGGTATTAAAATCCCTGTTGAAAAATCCACTCCAATCTGCATTACTCCACCAATTTGGACGATTCGGCTCAGTTAAGAGATTAGCAGAGCCAGAAGGGTTGCCGCTGTTCGGATTGTAATCAAATATTTCAAAGGTGTCGTTGGCTCCCGCTGAAGTACTCGCATTCGTAGCATCATACGCGGGATCTTTCTCAAGTTTAAACCCTAAACCAAACGTGCCGCCGACCGCCAAGATATTTAGTACGTTCCCCACTATATCTATTGAAAAAAGAACACCAATTTCATCACCGACACTTAATTTATAATGTTTTGCTGTTTGAATCTGGAAATCAGGGAGACAATCAGACAACCCTATCTGAAGGAAGTGTTTGTTTATATCAGCGAAGGGAGAATTCAGAATCGTAATATAACTTTTTCCCCATTTATTGTTGGGAAATAAAGCGCTTGTGTTTGACGTATAAACATTTTGGACATTGCTTAGGGGGGCACTTATGAATAATCTTCCATTTGCTGTGGGCCATCCAGCAGGAAGAGGGCCGAGGAAGGGATCCACATATCCAGCATTATTGAATTGTTGTATTGTAAAACTTAGATTTGGGAGTAGGTTTTGGAAGGAGGTATTTTTATTATCAGGACAACAATTTTCACTACCAGGAACTCCAATTCTTTTTGTTACTGCTCTTCGTGCGATTGCTCTTCTAGCAAATCTGTTTACTGAACCTACACTTGGTAATGGTGTTGCTTCTGGAAATCCTTTACCTTGTCCAGGTGAAAATCTTCCATTACCATAAGCATTTGGAGCCATTAGAAAATTTCTACTTAATGTCCTTGTTGTGGACTGTCTATTATTGCTATTATTTTTACGAATTGGACCATTATTACCTACACCCTTCTGTGATTCAATTGCTTTTACTTGATTTGTATGAGCATTTGCTGGTGGTGACTGTGCACCTCTAACTCTTCCGTGTGTTAATGACCGATAAGGCATAATATATAATTATCTAATATTTTTTTTTTCATTGCTTAATTTATATGAAATTACATAAAACTCATCTATTTTTATTATTAATTGCTGTTTTGGTTTTATCAACTTTAGGATTTACAGTAAAAGAATATTTCGAAAATAAAGATAGTCCTTCTGAAGAAGCTATGGACGACATGAAAAAACAAAATGCTGACCCTAATTCCAACCCTGCTTTAGAAAAAGGCTCCAAATATGACCCATTTGGTAATTCTACTGATTCATCAGATTTGTCCGATTCATCTAATGAATTAGGTAATTCATCTGATAACGATGGTAACTATCAATCTATTATATCTGATTTAGAAGATATTGTTGTTCCTGGAAGAAGAACTAGAAAACATCATCATGATAATCAAGGACATCATAAACATGGTCGTCACGGTCGTCACGGTGAAAGAAGAAGAGAACGAAAACTTGAAAGAAGAGAAGGACACTTAGAGAAAGAAGTAGAACGTCAAGAAAGAAAAATGGCTCAAGATGCTGGTGTTGATATGTCCAAATACATTTTAAAATCTGAAGTTGTTCCACCAGTATGTCCTAAATGCCCTGACTCGCGAACTTGCCCTCGTCAAAAACCTTGTCCTCCTTGTGCTCCTTGTGCTCGCTGCCCTGAACCTGCTTTCGAGTGCAAAAAAGTTCCTAATTATCGTGCCGCCTCAGTAAGCAACGTATTACCTCTTCCACGATTAAATACTTTTTCGGCTTTTTAAACAATTATACAACAATCTCTTTCTAATTCACCAATTTTATATTCATTCCAAACCTTCCTTGAAGATTTTGAATGAAAATTGTAATCTATTGTACAATCAGTTCCTGCTTTTCTTATTATTGGTTCGCTGCCAATTGGGTGTTTTTCAATAAATTTAGTAACATTATAAACACTATTATTAGCTATTAACCAACAATCTGTTTTCTTATTATGTCTAGCAATTTCTTTTCGTGTGTAGTATTTCATATTATTGTATATTAATATGAAACTATTTACGTCAATTTTTTTAAAGCATTATTGTAAATGGTTTTCAATACTTTAGGAGTTGCTCTTTCTATAGGCGCGGCCGCATTAATAGCAATTATATATTTTTTTTATACGTATCGATACATTAGATGTTATCACGATGATGAAGTAAATGAAATTAACGGCGGTGGCGACGTCTAGATTTCTTCTTTCTACGCGTCTTGCGTTTCTTCTTACCTTTACGTGATTTTCTTTTCTTTTTACGTGATTTTCTACGTGATTTTCTGCGGCGCTTTCTACGACCACCCGCTGGCTCTCGTTTATTTTTTCTATTATCAATATTTGCTAATGCTTCTTGCATGCTTGTTGCTCCGGTTGGTAAAGAATGGTCTATTTCGGGTGGACCGTCGATATTATTTCCTCCTGGACTACTTGGCATATTCATTATATATTACCTAAATATTTAATATATAATTAACGCTTTTTTTTACACTTTTCATCCATTTGAAACGTTGGAACTTTCTTATCTTTAGGAACTATTTTAATAACACATTTTGACTTTTTGCCGTATAATGGCTCTACACAACCTTTTTCTTTCTTCTTTTTTGTTTTCTTTTTCTTCTTTTTAACAATTTTAAAGGCCTTTTTAGCATCAGCTAAATCAATAGTACAACGCGACCTAAAATGTTCGTATCGTTCTCTAACTTGTTCGAAATTTAAACCGGATTTCTTATTTAACATCTTATTGATATGTTCATGAAAATTAAACATCCATAGTGAAAAATGATGTCTATCTTTTAAATCTTTCTGTTTTAATGGATGATCTTTCAAATTTTTGCGTAAATTCATACGACAATATTTACAAGGCAAAACGTGTTTTAGACTAATTATAAATTTTTTATAATTCTTTTTATCTCCCTTTGTTGGTTTTACAGGATAATTAAAACTCATAGTATGTAAATAATGCCACAAACTGGGGCCCCATACAGTTGTTAACATTCCGTCACCGCTTCTAAAGTCATCCTTATCATATACCTTTTTTGTTTTCTTTTTTCTTCTCTTTCTCTTTCTTGTATAATTTTTTTTTATAACTTTTATTTTTAATTTTCTACTGCGTTTCATGATATATAAAATCAAGAAAATAAATTAAACAAAATTTTTCTCTCCATTCACATAATCTATTAAATTATTTATATCATTTTGTTTAGCAATTTTCATGCCATATTTTATTCTCCATAAATCAATATAAAAATCCCTATTATTACTATATCTTTCTTTCTTAATATAAACTAGTTTTCCTGACTTATTACGCACATACATTTAATAAAACTTGGTAATTTATCTTTATATTCGTTAAAATAATATACTTCCTCTCTTTTAGTATATTATATAATGGACGCTGCCATGACGAGAGTGAACAGTTCAATGAATACCGTTAAAGGAATATTATTTAACAAAAAATTTCTGATTATTTTAGTTGTTACTGCTATTTTTATTGGTGTTGCCTTTTGGGTATATACTACATATGTAGCACCTTCTATTGACCCGCAATATGTTCCAAACAGAGAATTTACAGATGAAACCTCTAATTCAGCCGATCTATATATGTTTTCTGTAGATTGGTGTCCTTACTCTAAAAAAGCCAAGCCTGTTTGGAAAAAACTTACTGAAAAATATGATGGTCAAGAGGTAAATGGAATAGCACTTTCTGTTAAAGAGATTGATGGTGATAAACAAGCAATGGAACTTGAAAACTTCGAATCTAAATATTTAGATGGTAAAAAAATTGATGGATATCCATCAATTTATATGGTTAAAGACGATAAAGTCGTTGAATATGAAGCAAAACCTAAACTTGATACATTAACTGAATTTATTCAGTCTGTTCTTTAGATGGTTGATATGTTAAAAATAGTTTAGCATATTTTTTACCTAATTCAAATATTCTGTTTCTTTCATTATTATCATTAATTAATAATTTAGCATCTTCTACATTCATTGAAGTTGCAGGAATTATTAATTCTTTCACGCTACTATCATAATTATTATTTAATCTTTCATTTTGCCTTATTAATTTCATTATTACATAATATCCAAAATGAAATATTGAACTATTTTCTGGACAACTCTCTAATGCGTCGTCTTTTATTTTGAATCCCAAAATTTCTTCAACTTTATGATTTTCCAATGCCTGTTGTATTGGATATGGATTTATTATTCCTCCATCAACAAACCATTCATTATCACTACACACTGGTTGAAATATAAAAGGTAATGAACAGCTTTTATATACTGCCTCTAATACCTTCATATTAGGATGTGTTTCATAATTATAACATTCGTATGAAAATTGGTTTAAATTCGTTACATAAACGTTTAACTTTATTTTGCTATAATCATATAATTCTTGAAAAGTTATATTTCTGTTTAATCCACAATTTTTTAATAGATTTTCAAAAATACCGTGTATAAAATCTATTTTAATAATACCTTTTTTACCGATGAATTCTAACAAAGAATCTACCGAAAATGTAAAATATTTTGTAAAAGGGAAATTTATAGCGTATTCTATTAACATATCATAATCTAATTTTAAACATACAATAACCCCTATTAGCGCACCCACAGATGTTCCATATATATTTTCTATTTTATCGATATCCACATATTTTTCTTTTATTAACTCTTTTAAAGCTCCAATTATATATAACCCTTTATAAGCCCCACCAGCCATAACTAAATGTTTAATATCCATATAATTAATTATAATCGTAAAGTTTTAATTGTTTTTTTCTAATAAAATTTATTATGGACGAACCATTTAATGAAAAACTAAATTTAGACGAACTTTATGAAAGAAGTAGAGAAACTTCACAAACTAAAATTAAAACATATCAAAAAATATTAGCACGTATACATAGTCGTATTAAAGCTATTTCTCGTCAAAGAAATAATAATAAATTTTGTATGTTTGTTATACCTGAATTCATTTTAGGTATTCCTCGTTATGATATAGCAGAATGCACAAATTATGTTATAGAGAAACTTACTGAAAACGGATTTCAAGTTAAATATACTTACCCTAATCTATTATTTATTTCGTGGCAGCATTATATTCCAAAATATCAAAGAAGTGAAATCAAGAAAAAAACCGGCGTTGCTATTGATGGATTTGGGAATGTTGTTAAAAGAAAGAACAAAAATAATAGAGATGATAGTAATCCTAATAGTTTATTATTAATGGATAAAAATATTAAGACCAAAGATGCTAAGAAAAAAGATTCTAATTTTAAGTCTACATCGTCTTATAAACCAACGGGAAACCTAATTTACAATACAAATCTTCTTCAGAAGATTGATTTAAGTCTGGATAAAAAAAAATAATTTACGTTTTATAAAAAGTGATTAAATATTTTTTATAAAAGTTATCCTATATTTGCATTTTGGACATTTTATAAATGTCCATTTTTGAAAATCTCATAAACTTTTTTTCATTTTTTTAG